GGAGGGCGCAGAGCCCGGACAAAACGCATTTCAAATTACTTCATAGGGTATTTCGAGGGCATAGTTTTACTTGGAAACTCCGAAAAGCCGTTTGGCGATTTTCCGTGCAACGGTTTGCAGCGGTTTGCATCGCGGTTGCGCCGGTTTGCAGTCATAATGTCGTGCCATAATGGCATTTCCGATTGATAGAGAAAATCCCTAACAAATCCCCTTTGGGACACCAGGACACCTTGGGACACCTCTCTGATATATCTCGCGCGTGCGAAAAGCTTTTTTCAGAAAAAATACTCTTCCCTATAGGGGGGAACTATGGGAGGTGTCCCGAGGTGTCCTGGTGTCCCAACTTCCCTCATAGTGGTTGATCTTCATCAAACGCCTCTCTCAACCGTAAGCCCTTGAAACCTCTGCATTTATGCCCGTTTGAATCGTAGACGCTTGAGACTCGTTCATACCCGCGCTTTGCGAGCCCGGCTGAGAACGCCATCGCGCTTTGCTTCGATCTGAAGCCCTCGGAGCCGGTGATCAGGTCATAGCTGGCCTTCAAATCCGTGGTTGCTGTGACGTAATTATCGCCTTTTTCGGTATAACCATCGAGCCATTCGCCGAGCGCATCTTGCTCCGAAAAATACCGATCGGTTTCCTCGCGCACAGTTTCCGGAATTATCATGCCGTTCTTGTGATAGTCGAGCGCACCTTCAACCATCCATGAAAGGATCTCGTCACCCTCAGCCTTCAGCTCGGATTCGAGATCAAGATTTTTGACCGGAGGTTTGAAATCGAAGAGCGCCATCTGAAGACGCCGCTTCATGGCGTCGTCGACCGTCTTCAGCGAGGGCTCGTTGTTGCCGATCACCATTATCTTGAAGTTCGGCACGAAGTTGCTGAAGTTCTCTCGCATAAGCCGGGCGGATATCCGATCGCCGCCTGTCAAAGCCTTGATCCGCACCTCATCCCATGCCTGACCCTCGGCTACCTCGGAGGTAACAACAAGTCTGAAGCCGTTGAGGGCAGCTATATCGGCCGGGTGCCTATGGAAACCGTGATTATCTGCGAAGGTATCCATCGAGGCAGTCGTAGAATAGTCGCCAAAAATATATTCAAGTGTGTGGATGAATACGCCTTTTCCGTTGCCTCCGGGACCATGGATAAATAACAAACTCTGTTCCCTTGTGCTTCCTGTAAGATAATAGCCGCATTGCATTTGGAGATAACGGATGAGAGTTGCATCGCCTTTCGTGACTTCATTGAGAAACTTCATCCATCGAGGGCAGTTACCTTGGAAGCCAGGGCCTATGTTTGTGAGCTTCGTTATATAATCTTCCTGTCTAGCTTCCCGCAGCTCTCCGGTTCGCAGGTCTATCGTTCCCTCCGGAGTGCCGAGGAGCAACGGATCGGTATCAAATACGGTCGACTCGACGACAAGCCGGGGATCGGCTCGGCAGTATTTCTCGACGGCTTCGGCCGCGCCTGCTTTCGCCAGGGCCTCGGCCATCGGGTTGTCGGCTCGCAGTTCACGGCACGTCTCGCGAGCCCAATGAAATGCCAAACGAGTTTTTTCGGGCTTCCAGTAAATCCCATCCCACTTATGCCACGTCGCGGTTGTCGCATTGAAACGCAGGGTATCTTTGTATTTCTCGGCGAATGCGAGGGCAACGCCATCTTCGTTGAGCTGATAATCCTTTAGATCGTCCGGGCGAGGCGGCCGGATCATCTCGCGGGCGATCTTGATAGACATATTGTGCCCGAGGATGCGCGTGCCGGCTTCCTTGATGGCTGCGGCGTATTCCTCGCGCTCTAGGCTGGTGAGCTTCGCGATCTTCGATATCGTTTCAGCTACCGCTTCCAAATCTTGTTTGGTTTTAGCTTCCGCCAGTTGATCGGCTATCGTAGCTTGGCGGTATTCCTTGGCGAGTTTGACGAGTACGCGAGCGGTAACAGGGCGCTCGTTGTTTTTGCCGAGGCTATTCCACGTTTTATCAAACTTGCCCTCTTCTTCAACCCGTTCAAAGCGGTCGCTGTATTCGCGAGCGATGGCGCGGCCTTCCTCAGACCCTTCCGTTTCGTGATGGATGGCGCCCATGATGTTGAGCCAGGAAAGCCCTTGGCCCTCGTAGCTCACTTCGCTGTTGTTGGGGATGAGCCTGACTAGATTGCGAAGCTCTTCAACGGACATCCCGAGCCGGCCGAGGCTAATATCAAAAGGATCTTCCTCCTCCTCCGTCATCTCGGATGCCCAATCCGGGACGGGAGCAGCCGGCGCCGGAGCTGCTGTAGTTTTCTTGGCCGCATTGCTGCTGCTGCCGCCTAGCAGCTTCCAACCCCAAGCTAAAGCTGTCTTCTCGAAATGGGCGATGGCGTCAAGGGCGTCTTGCTCGGTGACTTCGGTTAAATCGCTGGCGAGCGTTGCTTCTGGATTTTGCTTGTCGCTCATCCAAACATAAGGTTTTTTCGTATCCGGATGTTCGTGATAGGCAACAAATTGCTGTCCTATTCCGAGGATTTCGATCTCAGCTTTGTTACCATCAGGGTCTATGAACGCCTTGGATTTGTGCTTCTTGAATGGCTTCGGCGAACGGTACATGAGCCCGCATCGCGGCGGATTGCCTACGCGCTCGGGCGCGAATCCTATGTGCGTGATGCAGTAATCCACCATGTGTCGGTTCATGGCACGGTGCAAGATGTCTAAATCGAAAAGCGAGATATCACCAGTGGTTATACCAACCCCATGTGAAGCTCGGCCGTTCGATACCCACCCGTCCAAAATAGTTTTTGTGGTAGGCGTTAAGCGCCATCCATCGATGCTGGGGCGCTTGTCTCCGGGTAAAATAGGGATGACATTGTAGCCATTCCGGAGAATCCGATGGCCTTTGTCGGCCAAATAACGCATCATTACAGGGGTTTCCTACCGGGGGAGATGGATTTTTATTCTGATCTTAGGGTCAGATCAGGGAGTGTGAAGTCTTCGCCAAGCAGTTTGCGGATGCCCTCCCGTGTAGTTTCGGGCAGGCGAGCTTTGGCGATGGCTTGGCTTTTTAAGGCGGCATAGCTTACGCCATAGGATTCATCGATTAGCTCGACGAGCTTGTAAAGTCTGCCACCTTCGGATGCGTATAATGCGGCCAATCGTATATAGAAACGATTAGCGAGATCGTCTTTTTGCTTTCCGGGCGGCATATTCTCAAGCCATTTCGGTAGCGCGATCACTTATTTTCTCCGCACCTAAATTTTGTGCTTGCATTGCTCATCGGAGGGATGATAGTCTATGTTTGCTCGCCTGACAAGGGGCGATGTAATACTGTCCAACCCGAGGAGCTTGAAACCGATGTCTCTTGAAGAAGTCCAAGCCGAAAACACAGCCGCGCTCAGGGAGTTGACCGCCGCTATCAAGGCGATGGGCGTGAAGCCTGCCGCAACGCCGGCAGCCGGCAAGCCCGGCCGTCCTGCCAAGGCCGCCGTCACTTTGGAACAGGTGAAGGCGATCGCCGAAAAGGTTGTCGAGGCCAAGGATAAGCCGACTGCGGTTGCGCTTATCCGCCAGTTCGGCGCCCCGAACCTCGCTGGGCTCGACGAGTCCAAGTATTCGGCGTTCATCGCGGCGGCCGAAATGCTCTTGCAGCAAGCCGAGGAGCCGGCCGCCGAACCGGAGGCGGAAGAGGAGCTGTAAACCCTAGCTCGATCGCCAGGGAAGCGGAGAAATAGCGTGTCGGAAGACGCACTATGGGAAGACGGCGGATCAATCTTCCGCCCTTCCTACTCCGCGACTTGGCTAAATTGCCTTGGTGCCTTGCAACCGAGCCGCTGGGCACCGGATACGGCCGGCATTGATGCTGCGATCGGGACTGTCTTTCACAGCCTCATGGCGGAATGGCAGGAAGCCGGTCGACCGGATCACTGGCTCGGCAGCATTATCGAGATCACGAATGAGGCTGCAACCGAAACATTTGAAATCGAAGTCGACGAGGAAATGTTCTTCCATGGGGAAAATTGTCTCCGATATTATGAGCACATCCCTGGCGATCGATTTATTGAAACGAAAGTCGATATTTCGGACATCACGCCTATTCCCAATCAGAAAGGGACGGCGGATTTAGCGATTTGCTCGATAGGTTTTCTGGATATCGTCGATTGGAAATACGGAAAGGGCGTTCAGGTTTGGGCCGAGAAGAATACGCAAGAGCTGCTTTACGCCTGGGGTTTTTTCAAACTCTTCGATCATATCTATCATTTCAAAACCATTCGGCTGCATATAGCGCAACCGCGATTTAATCATTTTGACGTTTGGGAAATCACGCGAGAGGAGTTGATCGGCTGGGCCGATTGGATGCGAGAACGGGCGCATGCTTCTTGGAAGCGCGGGGCGCCTCGCACGCCGTCTCCGAAGGCGTGCCAGTGGTGCAAGGTGCAGCGCGGATGCTCTGCTTTGGAAATTAAGTTGGCGGACATGGTTGATCAGACCTTCGATGACGCGGATATCACGGAAGAGCGGATGACGACTTCGATCGCCCTGAATGCTCCGCTAGCGCCGCGAGGTTTGCCCGATCCGCTTACATTGCCGACTGCGAATCTCGGCAAGATCAGGGATTATCGAAAGCTATTTGAGGCGTACTTCAAAGCCTGTGACGAAGAGCTGTTGCATCGGCTCATCGGGGGCGACAGTGTTGACGGCTGGAAGGTAGTCGACGGGCGGACCCGGCGCCGGTATCGCGATGAGAGGCGGGCAGCCGAGAAGTACCGGAGCGTCGGGCTCACAGACAGCCAGATTTTCGTTAAGAAAATAGTTTCTCCTGCTCAAGCTGAAAAACTGCTAAGGTTTATCGGCGTGGGCGGGAGGTTGATGAAAGACTTCGTTGGGATGTTGACGGAAAATCCTAAAGGCAAACCGACGTTGGCGCCTGACGGCGACAATCGGCTGGCTGTTCCGAATGTTATCGACGACGTTTTTGATGCTGAAGACGAACCGGAGGATGCATTATGATGATCACGCGGGAAGAAGTACGCAAAGTTCTTGAGCGCGTTCGGGACACGATTGGTTTCGAACAGGCGGTCAAGATTGTCCATGACATCGGGCATGTAAGTCATTTGGTTCATGCAACTCAGGATGATTTTCAGGCAATGTACGATCATGCTTTGGTTCTTTTGGGCGAAGGTGCCCATATCGAGATGTCCGACAGCTTGTGGAAGGCGGTTGCCGGGCTAAAGGAAGCTTACCAAGCCTTTCAATCAACCGAGCAAACCACGGAGATGATGATGAGCGATGCCCGAAAGGCACTCGAAACGGCGGTCGCTTCCGCCGTTGCCGAGATGAGCAAGGCGGCGGATTTTATCAAGGCGCATCCGGCCGCACAGGACGATTCCGATCTGATGGATATGGCAACCCGGCTCTCGAATGCCGCCACCGCGCTCGGTGGCGTCGATACCGATCCAGTTCCTGTCACAACGAGCGGCACCGTCGACAGCGGTGGCACCGTCGACAGCGGCGGCACCGTCGACAGCGGTGGCACCGATACTGGTAGCGGCACCGTATCCGGCTGAAGAATTCCCGTCACAGATCGGCGGGGATAAGGGGTGATGCCGGTATAGCTCAGCGGTAGAGCAATCGCTTTGTAAGCGATAGGTCGACGGTTCAAATCCGGTCTACCGGCACCACTTTTCTTGAAAACCGAAAACCGAAAACACAGAAAGCAGGAAACCAAATGGCACAGACAGCCAATGAAGGTCGCACGATCGTCAAGCAAGTCGATAGCCAGGGACTCGTTACCGCCGATCGGGCTGCGTTGCCCGGCCCCGGTGCGATCCTCTACAACGACGGCACCATCCTAATCAAAGAGGTGCGGGCGTCTTATCCGCACATCCTCGCGCCTTACGTTGGCAAGAACAAGGATGGCACGCCGCAAGTCGGTAAGTTCGGACTCGTCGCCCTCATGCCGAAGGCGAAGCCGTATTTCCCTTCGATGAACGTCGTGCGCGACGAGATCAACCGTATCCTCGCGGAGCACAAGATCCCGAAGAACGCGGCGGGGAAGTTCCTCTTCAAGTCCGATCTCAAATTCCTCCGCGACGGCAACGAAGCCGGCAAGGAAGAATACGTTGATCACTTCACCATCAGCGCGAGCGAGACGCGGCGCCCGCAGGCTCGGGATATCGTGCGCGACCCGAAGACGAAGCGGCCTCGCGTGCTGGTGCCGGGCACCGACGATGATGTGATCTATGCCGGCTGCTGGGTAAATATCCTCATCCGGCCGTGGTGGCAGGACAGCCAGGAATGGGGGAAGCGCGTCAACGCGGGTTTGACCGCCATCCAATTCTGCCGCGATGACGAGCCGTTCGGCGATGCCCGGATCACTCCGGAGGATGTCGACAACACGTTTGACGACATGGCCGAGGAAGGTTCCGGCTACGACGACGAGCTGGGCGCAGACACCGACGAGCTGTAACACAGCTTCGCAGCGATAAGCCCCTTGGTGGGCGCGTAGCGAAGGCGGACGGCGGGAGGCTTGGCAGCCAGCCCCGCCGTCCGTGCAGCTCTCAGGGAACGGCTATGGACTACAAATCCGCCTACAGCAAATGGTTGGAGCTTATCGACAGGTTGCAAAACCCGCCGCCCTCTGATCATTCGCTGCATCTCGATTATGAAAGCAAGGCTGATACCGATCTAACGAAGGTCGGGCTTGACGTATATTCCTCGCCGAGATCAAACCCGGCGATCCTTATGGCCGCATACCGGATTAACCGGGGCTTGAACAAAGGTCCGCTTCAGCATTGGGAAGCGCACAAGCGGCCGATGCCAAATGATTTGCGAGAAGCCTTATTGGACCCGCGCGTTCAGAAATGGGCGTTCAATGCTCAATTCGAACGGGTGATGACACGCCGCGTGCTGGGCATTCCTACGCCTCGGGCGAGCTGGCGATGCTGCATGGTTCTGGCCTACATGCAGAGCTTCAGCGGCGGGCTCGCCGAGGTAGGCGAACAATGCGGCCTACCGATCGATAAGCAGAAATTGTCTGACGGCAAACGACTCATCCGCAAGTTCACCATGCCGCAGAACTTCAAGGAAATGCAGGCATCCAAGATCGCAATCCCCGCCATCTTCAAAGATTGGAACACCGATCCCGAGGATTGGGAGATTTTCTGCGAATACAACAAGCAAGATGTCATCGCCGAGGAGTCGCTGAAAAGTCGTTTGATACGGTTCCCTATTCCAGAAGAGGAGTGGGATTTTTATGCGCTGGATCAGCTCATCAATGATCGCGGTATTCCGGTCGATTTCAAGTTCATTGAGAATGTCAAATGGATGGCCGCCGAGCGAAAAGGCGAACTTCTCGTCAAGATGGCCCATATCACAGGGCTCGATAACCCGAATTCAGGCACGCACCAACTTCTTCCGTGGTTGCAAGAGCGCGGATATCCGTATAGCGATCTTACAAAGGAATCGGTGGAAAAGGCGCTGAAGCGCGACAAGAACTGCGAGATAGGACTGTTCGATTTCTCAAAAGACATTTTGGAGATGCGCCAATGGGCCAGCCGTACCAGCGTAAGTAAAGCGAATACCGCGCTGGATGTGACCGGAGATGACGGTCGAGCGCGGTTTCTCTTCCAGTTTGTAGGCGCCGGCCGAACCGGAAGGTTCTCGGGGCGGTCTATTCAATCGCAGAACATGACCCGGACGCCGAAGATTCTTGATCCCGAGCATTCGGATGAGCGCCTTACTATGGCGACAAATCTTATCCGCAATGGAGATTACAAAGGGTTTGAGCTATTTCTTGACGAGCCAATGATCGCCTTTTCCGGGGCGATGCGCGGACTCTTCCGCGCTCCGGACGGATATAATTTCACGACCTGCGATCTCTCTCAAATTGAGTTTATCGGCCTCGGCTACCTTGCCCGGTGCCAATCCGTTATTGACGTTTATCTGAGTGGCCGTGATCCGTACAAAGATTTCGGGGTGAGCTTCTACAAAAAGCCTTATGAGGAGATCACCAGCGCCGAGCGTCAAATATGCAAGCCTCCGGTTCTGGCGTGCGGCTATCGTCTCGGAGCCGGTAAAGACTATAACGGAGTAAAAACAGGTTTGCTTGCCTATGCCGAAAACATGGGCGTAGAGATGACATTCGAAGAGGCCGATCATGGCGTCAAAATCTATAGGAAAGAGAAGTTTCCGGAAGTCGAGCAATTCTGGTACGATATTGAGAAGGCAATAAAATACGTTTTGACGACACATCAGCCCTGCGAACTTGGATGTCTTATGTTTGAATGGCTCAAGCCATACTTGCTAATACGACTACCAAGCGGGCGATATCTGTATTACTATAAACCAATTTTGCAAGATCGCGTGCGATCGACAGGTAAGATAATCCGCAAACGTGTTCGATCTCAGGGATTGTTTATTCACGGTGTACCGGAAGGCGAGTGGGTTATTGAGGAAGAGGAGGAGACATACACAAAACGGACTTTCACGTTCATGGGACGCAATCATCACAAAAATAGTAATCCTTGGGAGAGAATAGATTCTCATGGAGGCATTGTAGCTCAGAACGTAACTGAAGGCATATGCAGAGATATATTGATGGAGGGAATGCGTCGATTACATAATCTCGGATTTAATATAGTTGGTCATGCCCACGACGAAATAATAGCCTTGACTAAAGAGGGCGATAATTACTATACTCTCGATCTAATGCGCGAGGAGATGACAAGGGTAATGCCTTGGGCGCCAGGGTTTCCACTTCGGGCTGCCGGATGGCAAGCTCCGTTTTACAGAAAGGCTTAGAACGATGGCCGGATTGACTAGCAAAGAGAAAGTGATGATCGGGAAGGTTCTTGATACCGTCAAACTCTGGTGGAATGCAGTGCCGGGCAGCATCGAAGAAGAAAAATATCGCGATGTCATTGTCGAGCTGATTGGCGTTGTGAAAGATGAATCGGAGAAGTGATATGGAACGAATGCAGCGGCAGATGAAGGTCTACGAATGGGTTCAACTGGCGTTCGGACCCGAGCACGCAAATAGCGTCAAGCAACGCGCTGTCCGGTTCTTCGAGGAAGCTATCGAGCTATATCAAGCGGCCGGTGGCGATCTCCGGATGGCCCATGAACTACTCGATTTTGTCTTCGGTCGGCCGGTTGGCATTCTCCATAAAGAGATCGGTGCTGTAGGGCTCACACTCCTATCCGTGGCTGCGGCTGCCGAATACAATGCCGAGGCCGAGGAGCGCATGGAAGTCGAGCGCGTCATGGCGATTGACCCGGCTATCATGGCCGAGCGCAACCGACAGAAGAACGAAGCTGGCTTCGATGTCAATGCCCATCCGGTCGAGCCTTACAGCCGGCAACCCTTTAACGAAAGCCGGTAGATGCACCTCTATGCCATTGCCCGGCCCAAGGGCAAAGGCTTGGAGTATTTCCATCGGACCAATCCGGACACTCATCAAATCGAATGGACGGATGATCCGAAAATATGTTGGGCGATAACCCGGCTCGATTGGGCGCAGACAGTTTGGTGGACTTTCTTGAAAGACGATCATCACTACGGCTGTTTCGTTCATCAGCTTTCCCCTGAAGAGTATTGGAGTCCGGACGATGACATGGCTTGAAACCAAGATCGAACAATTCATCTGCGCCATTCGGGACAATCCGAAATATGAAAAGATTCCAGTCGGGCCGCTCAATAACCCGACGTACTGGCGCTGGTTTGTTCTGCCGCGCAACCGATTTTTTAACATCTACCTCCACAATTTTTTGCACGATGACGAAGAGCATTTGCACGATCATCGGGCGATGAACGTCTCGTTCATTCTTCAGGGAGCGTACAAGGAAGAGCGGTTCCTATGGCAACCCGAGGAAGGGCGTTCGCTGCCGCCTACCGATATCGTTGACCGGCCGAACCATAGCATAATCATCCGGCTTCCGAGCTGGCCGCATCGTGTCATCTTGAACCGAGACGAGAACGGCAAGCCGATCCCGAGCTGGTCACTCTTCATCAAATTTCCGGACGTGCGTCAGTGGGGCTTCTGGTGTCCTGGCTTTGTTAGTTGGGCTGAGACAGGTTCAATGACCATCAGCCGAGCCCGGTGGCGGCATTGGTCTAAATATGTCAACGGCACCAACCCCACCGCAATTGGCTACGGCCAGCGCGGTAAAGGCTGCGACGAATGAAAAAATCCGATTTTCTGATCGTGCTGGGGGTGCGTGGTGGCGGACCCGCATATTCGCTTGAACCAACGGAGGGCAAGGTGGCCGCGATCAAGGATGCCATAAAATACGAAGGCGAAATGAGCGGTTTCACTTTGTTCGAAATCAAGGATGGATGGCAGATGTCAATCCGCCCGGCTAATGAGCCCGGTTGGATTGTTCAGCGCGTCACCGATGCTGAAGCGCAGGCTATCTTGGTCGCACTTGAAAACGACAAACGATTTGCGACAGTCAACGTGACGGTCGGCAGGCTCGCTACGCATCGGCGAAGCTTAGAGGAGCTGGCAATCGAGAACACAGCCGCCAGGGCAGCCCTTACAGCCGCTATTCGGGATTGGATGGCCTTATGACGCGCTTCGTGTTCCATGCCCTCTCTCCGGGCGGCTACGGGGCGATTGTGGCCGATCCGCCATGGAGCTTCCTGACGTATAGCGGCAGCCATACGACGCCGCACAGATGCGCCGAGGATCATTACGACACAATGACCCTTGAAGGGCTCTCCGTGCTCCCTGTGGCTTCCCTGGCGGCAAAGGATTGCGCTCTGTTCATGTGGGTTGTCGATTCTCATCTCGACGTGGGTATAGAGCTAGGCCGGAAGTGGGGCTTCAAATTCAAAACCCGCGCCTTCGAATGGCTGAAGACGAAAAAGCAAGTCGAGATTCTGGAAGACGGCGCTGGCTATGCTGCGGTCGATTTCGGTATCAGCATGGGATACTGGACCCGGAAGCAAACGGAGTCGTGTCTGCTATTCACCCGAGGCTCGCCGCGCCGGCTGTCGAAAGGCGTGCGGCAGATAATCGCCGCGCCGCGCCGCGAGCACAGCCGCAAGCCGGATGAGCTTTACAAACGTGTTGAGGAATTGGTCGGTGGCCCGTATTGCGAGCTGTTCGCGAAGCGCCGCTGGCCCGGCTGGGATGGCTGGGGCGACGAATACCCGGCGCCGGATAACAGAGAAGCCGAGCTGCTTGAGCTGACGGCTGCCGTTAGGGAGATGATCGATGGATTACGTTGACGCGGGCGCGACCCTTGGAGGCAACGGGAAATACCGATATCTCTTATGGCGGGAATGGGAGACGAATGGCGTCATGGTGTTTTCATCGCCGTGCGTTTTCATCATGCTCAACCCGTCGACCGCTGACGGCGAAACCGATGATCCGACAATCCGGAAATGCGTCGGCTTTGCTCGAATGTGGAGATACGAAAAACTTGTTGTGGTGAATTTGTTCGGCGCCAGGGCGACGAAGCCGGCCGAGCTGATCGGCATGGACGATCCGGTTGGCAGCCACAATTCGCATTACATCCGCGAAGCCTTGAGCGTCGCAAACAAGGTGGTTTGCGCTTGGGGAGCTGGCGGCAGCCTATTGGAGCAAGACAAGGCGGTAATGAGGCTCTTGGACGAAGTTGGCGTGCAGCCCTACGCGCTCGGGCTCACGAATAATGGCAGCCCTCGGCACCCGCTATACGTCAAGTATGGCAAGCCGATTAAATTCGACACGCCGCTATGAAATTCATTTTTCCTATAGCTATCGTGGCGCTCAGCTATTGCGCCGTCATTCCTTACGCGCTGGCCGGGGATTGGCGACATGCGACTTTCTGGTTTTGCGCTGGAACGCTCAACTTGGTAGTCACGATATGACACGCGAAGCTCCTATGGAGCGGGCGCATCGGAAGATCGCGAAGGCGGCCGGCTGGTTCGTCGACAAGATTATGCGAACTTCGATGAATTCGTTTCCCGATCGCTTCTATGCGAACGGCAGCTCGCGGTGGCGCTGCCGAACATGCAATCGAGGCCGCGTCGTGCTGATCGAATGGAAGGCTACCGGCAAGGATGCAAACCCGCAGCAATTGCTACGGCACAAACAACTCCGGGCTGCCGGGGTTGAGGTGTATGTCGTGGATAACATTGCAGAGGCCAACCGTATCTTGGGGATTGGACATGATCAAGAATCCGATGATCTGTAGAAACGCCAATTGCAGGCATGACTATCCGCATCATCATGTGCGGACGGTCGACAATCTGCCGTCGCATTGGATGCCGACAATCGATGACCCGGCCGAGCCGGCACCCTGGCCCGATCGGCTTCAATGGCAACGTCCGGACCCGCGAGGTAACAGACATGGCTTTTTCCAATTCGGATGGTTCGCTTCTCACAGCGGCTTTCAGCTCCCTTGGAAAATCGATTTTGATGCCTTCACCGATGACGATTGGGCATCCGTGGCCGCCCTCATTGCGTGGAAGTTCGCGTTCCGCTCGGTACACGGCATCCCGCGCGGCGGCGTACCGCTCGCCCGAGCCTTGGATAAATACTGCGAGCCCGGCTATCCGATACTCATTGTTGACGATGTGCTCACAACCGGACGATCCTTTATTCACGCTCGCGCAGCTCTTGGCAATCCGGAAGACGTTTTTGGAGTTACGGTCTGTTCAAGAGGAGAATGCCCTGATTGGGTTTGGCCTATTCTCTCCGTCAATGAATGGGCGCAGAGTCGCGCCACCGGGCTCGGATAACGGGACGACATATGTTCTCAATTGAACCATATCTTGAATCGACATTCGAAGATGTCATTCGCGGTAAAGATGATCTCCACGAAGATCAGCTTGAAGCATTGGATTTTGCATGGGGAATACCGTTTTCCGCGCTCTTCCTAGATGTCGGAAAGGGCAAGACGGTTATCAGTGAAACCATCGTCGACCGGCTGCTTACCGAGGGATACGAAGGTAAAATTCTGATCATCGCGCCTATCCGGGTTGCAACGCGAGTCTGGATGCGCGAGCACCGGCTTTGGTCGCATCTCGCCTATATGACACCCGAGCTGATACGAATCAGTGAAGACGATCCTCGCGTAAAAGAGCATGGGCAATACGTCTATGATCTCGCACGATGGCTTGGCGCCAACTCGGCGAAAGCGAACAGCGCCCGAGGCCGGGCCGAGCGGACCCGCAAAAATGATTTGCGAGATGCGCTTGTCGACAGCCCGAGGCAAATCCACGTCATCAATCAAGAAGCCGTTGGCTGGCTTGTCGAGCAATGGGAGATGCGCGGGCTTGAGAAATGGCCTTACCAAGTGGTTATATTTGACGAGTCAAGTAGACTTCGCGATCACAACAGTCAGATATTCAAGGCTCTGAAAAAAGTTTTGCGGTTTATCCGCAGATTTCATCAGCTTACGGCTACGCCGGCAAGCCAAACTTACATGCATCTATTTGCTCAAATATATTTGCTCGATCGCGGTAAAAGACTCGGTCTTGATATCACGAATTTCCGGGCTCGGTATTTCACGCAGAACAGATATACGCAAGTATGGAGCTTGCGACCGGGAGCGGCCGAGGAGATTGAGCAAAGGATTTCTGACATCTGCATCGTTCAGCGGCGAGAGAAAGACTTTCAAATCAACATTCGTTCGATCGAATTGCCTGCGGATAAGATGAAGCAATACCGGGATTTCGAACGTGATCTCGTTATGGAGCTTTCCGACGATGTAATAATCGATGCGATTAACGGCGGCGTGCTGTCAAACAAACTATTGCAGTACGCGAGCGGGGCGGTCTATGACGCCAATCGTAAACCCCATTTCATCCATGATGAGAAGATCGATGAACTTCGTCAGTTGATGGACGAAACTTTGGATAACCCGGTCATGGTGGCGTATTGGTACAAGCCCTCCCTGGCTCGGTTGAAGGCTGCTTTCCCTGATGCCGCAGTGATGGATCGGGAAGGTAAGATGGAGGAGCCTTGGAACAAAGGTAAATTCAAGATGATGCTTGTGCATCCGCGAAGTGTAGCCCATGGCATGAACTTGCAATTCGGCGGTCATCACATCGCGGTATTCGATATCTTCTGGCCGTTGGAACTATTCACCCAGCTTATCGGGAGACTTGACAGACCCGGCCAGGAGTCTACAGTCATGGTTCACTTGCTATCGGCTGTCGGGACTATGGATGAAACAGTAGCTCTTAATCTTCAACTGCTGAGAAGTGCTGAGGAAGCTATGTTCAAGCGTCTTCGGGCTTTGTATAGGAGACTGAGGAATGTCGGCCAATCTTATTCGTTTTGAGAACTACGCGCATGTTCGCCTCCCGACACTCTACCAAGAGCAAATCGGTTTGACGAAATACTCGCGCTGGCGGGACGATCTTCAGCGCCGCGAATTCTGGCCCGAAACCGTCTATCGGTATTGGGATTTCATGGTCAACCATATCTTCGTCAATTTCGGATATCTCATTCCCGAGGATATCCAAATCGAGATTTTCGAAGGCATCCTTTTTCTCGGCGTCATGCCTTCGATGCGGGCGATGATGACGGCCGGCCCGGCTTTGGAGCGCGACAATGCGGCGGCATACAACTGCGCCTATGCGCCGGTCGACCGGATGCTGACGCACGATGAAGCATTCTATCTGACAATGTGCTCTTGCGGCGTGGGCTTCAGCGTGGAAAGACAATATACGAACACGCTGCCGGTGATCTCCGACTGCCTTGTGCCGATCGATCATGTTATCGTGGTGGAAGATGACAAAATCGGTTGGGCACTCGCATTTCGCGAAATTCTTGATTTGCTTTATCAGGGATTCATTCCACGTTGGGATACCTCCAAGGTGCGGAAGAAAGGGGAGCGGCTGGTGACATTCGGCGGCCGAGCATCCGGACCCGAGCCGTTGATCGATCTCTTCCATCATTCGGTCGCGATCTTCACAGAGGCTGTCGATAACGGACAGCGCCGGCTCACCTCACTTCAGCAACACGATTTGATGACGAAGGCAAGCGACGTTGCCAACAGCGGCGGCGTAAGGCGTGGCGCCGAGATATCGCTTAGCAATCCCTCGGATGAGCGGATGCGCGATGCGAAGAGCGGCGAGTGGTGGAACCGCAAGCCACACTTCCGGCTCGCCAACAACTCGGCAGTTTGGACGGACTATCCGAGCGCCACGCAATTCATGGACGAATGGCTTGCCCTGATCAAATCGCAAGCCGGCGAGCGCGGCCAAATCAATAGACAGGCGCTTATCGATCAAGCCCGGCGCACTCGGCGCATCGATGTCGACCGTTGGGGCGAGCACTACGGGCTCAACCCGTGCGGCGAAATCATTTTGAGGCCGCGCCAGTTTTGCAATCTCACCACGAATATCATTCGTGCTGAAGACGGATTGCGAACGCTCCTCCGCAAAATCCGTCTATCAACGATCCTCGGCACGCTGCAATCAACGCTGACGAACTTCCGATATCTGCAACCCGATTGGAAGTTCAACTGCGAAGAGGAGCGGTTGTTGGGCGTGAGCCTGAACGGGATTTTCGACAACCGTTTCATGGCCGGGCTCGACTATATCCGGAACGGCAGTTTCACATCCGACAACTTTGTTGTTGATGGCGTGAAGGTCGAATTGCCGGCCGTGCTATCGGAGATGCGCGACCTATCCGTGGCTACGAACGCCGATTGGGCCGATCGCGTTGGTATCAATCCGAGCGCCGCTATTACAACTGTCAAGCCTGAGGGCAACAACTCCAATTTGGTTGACTGCCGTTCCGGGCTGCATGGCGCGCACGCCAAGCATTTTTATATCCGGACCAATCGGGCGAACAAGGTCGACAAGCTGGCGCAGTTTATGATTACCAAAGGCGTATATGCCGAGGATGATGTCAGCTCTCCCGATTCCGCTTGGGTAATGTATTTCCCAATAACGGTGCCGGATGGCGCGATCAGCCGGGAGGATTATACGGCGCTTGAGCACCTGACGATCTGGAAGCTCTACCAAGAAAATTATTGCGAGCACAAACCCAGCGTGACAATCTCGGTCAAAGATCGTGAATGGCTCGGCGTCGGTGCCTGGGTTTACAACAATTTCGATATGGTCAGCGGTATCGCCTTCCTGCCGTTTGACGGTGGAAACTATCGGCAGGCTCCCTATATCCAATGCACGAAGGTTCAATTCGACGAGCTGGTGGCGAAGACGCCAACGACAATTGATTGGTCCGAATTCAGCGAGGATTCGGATTATACCGAAGCGGCGAAAGAGCTGGCGTGCATGGGCGGATTTTGTGAGGTTTGAAATGGTACACTATCCGAATCTCGGGCCGTATTCAGCCGAGAATCCGAAACACTGCCGACGTTGCGGTAAGGTCGCAATTCTGTGGGAATCAATCAGCGAGCCGTGTCCCGTGGATCGCGGGAGAGGAGCGGACAGAGTTGGAAGCCTGGAATACGAAGAGCGGCTTCAAAACCAAGCTTATGAAAAAGGGATGGAAGACGCAAAAGCGCCCGATCGTGTCGTTGAAGCTGTGCGCGCCGATCTCCTACGGCGATCGGTGCATGGTTTCCGGAAGTATGGCGCCGGGCTCGATACCAATCCGGCGCAGATGATCGATCAACTGCGGCATGCTTACGAAGAAACTCTTGATCTCGCAAACTATTTGAAGTGGAGTATCATGCGGCTTGAGGATTCATCCGAGCTGTCGCCGAACGATGCCCGAGGTACAGGGCTCGGGGTGAAGCAATCGCCCATCAGGCGTTGCCAGGGAGGCCGCACAGGCGCGCAAGGGGAATGCCTCGCTTGTTTTGCCGGCCAGGGCGAAACATGCCTCTCACCGGCCGCAGGATAGTCTACAATGGCAACACCAGCTCTCAAGATATCGGAGCGCGGCAATCTTGATGCCGAAAGCCGAGCCATGATCTATGACGGAGTTTCCGTCAATCAGCTCGGCGTGATATTTGGCATCCGCGCTAACGACGTAGCTATTCGCCTCGGAGGCGTCCGGTCGGTGGGCATCGGCCGCCAGGGCAATCCTCTTTACCGCATCGCGGATGCGGCGCCTCGGCTGGTCAAGATTCCTGTGACCGAAGAGATGATCATCGATTATTTGGGGAAACTCAACCCGAAAAACCTCCCGGCGCTGTTGAACAAATTGTTTTGGGATGGGATGCTGACGCGAGTTAAATATCGCGAACAAGTAGGAGAAATGTGGCTTACACCAGACATCCTACAGGCGGCCTCGGATGCGTTTCAATCCTTGCGGATGAGTTTGTTGTTGATTCCGGACCAACTTCGTGCTGACACTGAGATCACCGATGCACAAGTTAGCGCCGTGCAGCGGATCATAGATACAGCTCTTGAGGCTGCCCGTGTCCGACTTATCGATGATTTCCGAAAACCTGATGGATCTCGATCCCGATCTATTGCCGAGGGAGACGAGCCGCTTTAAGACGGTTGGCGAGATATTCATTGCGGCTGCGGAGGTATTCAAGAAACCTGATCGGTTCACGGTTACGGACGTAGCCGAAAAATATGTGATGATCAAGCGGCTCGGGGCTCAGAGCGATCATTGGAGCCGCGAGAAAACCCCATATATGGTCGAGCCGCAAAACCTACTTGCCAGCCGGGAGCTGTCCGCCATCGTCTTCTGTGGCCCGGCGCAGAGTGGTAAGACCGAGGGCTTGTGCGTCAATTATATCGCCTACACGGTCATTCAAGATCCTATGGACATGATCTTGTATGGCCCGACGCAGCAAGCGGCGCGCGACTTCTCCATCCGGCGTATCGATCGGTTGAACTTCAACAGTCCCGAGATGCGTTCCCGGTTGCTGAAAACCAAGACAGGCGATAACAAGCAAAACAAGATTTACAACTCGGGCATGATCTTAACCCTGTCATGGCCGACAGTCAGCGAAATGGCCGGCAAGCCGGTCGGCCGCATTGCTCTTACCGATTACGATCGGATGCCGGATAATGTCGGCGACGAAGGTTCCCCATTCGATCTCGCATATATGCGGACAACCACATTTGGTTCCTTGGCAATGACCGTGGCTGAATCATCGCCGTCGCGAGCTGTAACCGATACGCGATGGATTGCTGAAAGCCCTCACCAAGCCCCGCCGACAACCGGCATCCTGGCCCTCTACAATCGTGGCGATCGGCGCCGCTGGTATTGGCCGTGCTGGCATTGCGGGGAGTATTTCGAAGGGAAATTCACGCACCTTAAATGGGATGACAAAGAGAACGTCATGGACGCGGCTGATACCGTCCGGATGATCTGCCCGATTTGCGGGGAGAAGATCAAGCCGAGCGAGCGCCCGTCAATGCAGGAATACGGGGTTTGGCTGAAAGATGGTCAGAGCATTCGGAACAGCAAAATAATCGGGGATTCGCCCCGCACGAATATGGCGACGTTCTGGCTCAACGGTGTGGCGGCCGGCTTTCAGACTTGGCCCGAGCTGGTCGCGAAGTTTATCAACGCGACCCGCGAGTATGAGAACACTGCGAGCGAAGAGGCGCTTCGCCAGTTCTATAATAACGATCTCGGTGAGCCTTATCGACCGAAATCCGAAGAGCTTGAACGGTTGCCCGAGATTCTTCAGGCGCGTGCCGAGCCGCTACCCGAACTGCATGTCCCGCCCGGCGTGCGCTTTCTTGTCGCGGCGGTCGACGTGCAGAAGAATGCTTTCGTCGTTCAGGTTCACGGAATCGGTCCCGGAGTACCATATGATGTAACTATAATTGACAGATTCTCGATCATAAAGTCAAACAGATTTGATGCGGACAATGATCGGCTTTGGGTAAAGCCTGCGACAAGTCAAGAGGATTGGGAGCTGCTGATTACGGAAGTTATGAACAAACGATATTCCTTGGGCGATAACTCTCCTCGCGAGATGTCTATTAAAATGACGGTCTGCGACTCCGGCGGACGCGAGGGCGTTACTACAAACGCTTATGAATTCTATCGTTCCATAAAACGTCGGGGCTTGGCGAGCCGATTCCATTTAGTAAAGGGCGGCTCTGTTCCTAATGCTCCACGAACCTATGTTGATTTCCCTGATCAGAAACGCAAAGATAAGCTTTCGGCAGCTCGGGGAGATGTGCCGGTTCTTTTCCTCAACTCGAATATACTGAAAGACTCTTTGTCCAATCGCCTCGATGCCGTGTCACCGGGGAAGGGTATGATCCGGTTCCCGGATTGGCTGCCGGGCTGGTTCTTCAAGGAACTTTGCAGCGAGAGGCGCACGGAGAAAGGCTGGGTAAACACGCAAGGCACCCGGAACGAAGCATGGGATTTGTTGTATTACACGCTAGGGGTTTGTGCCAGCCAGCTCCTACGAGTCGAGCATATTGATTGGAGCGAGCCGCCCATATGGGCCGCAGAATGGGATAGGAATCCCTTGATAGTTGAGCGCGGAAAACAAGGGCCATTGACATCAGCTTCACGAAAGACATATGACTTCGCAGCTTTGGGGGAAGCTCTTGCCTGATTGTTCGGAACTAAAAGCCCGGCTCGATGCCGCCAATCGCGCCTACGATCGTCTCGTAGCCGGCGAACAAGTGGTTGTCATTGTCGACGCCTTCCGTTCCCGTGTCGAGTATAAGCCGTCTAATCTTCAGGAACTTACCCAACAGATCGCAGTGCTGCAAACGCAATACGATGCCTGTATCAATCCAGGCAAAGTAATGCCGCTCACTCGGCCGATAAGGTTTAGTTTCTGATGTCTCGGCGCAACCGAAATCGATCGCATCGGCAGCTCGCTACGCTTGAGACAAGCAAACCGAGTGTTGCGGCCATGGGCGGGGCTCTTGAGGGCGCCGATCGGATGAGCCGCGAGCTGGCGAGCTGGAATCCCTCCCGGCTGTCGCCCGATCAAATAGTCAACGGGCTCAACGGACTATTCGGCGCCAAAATAGAGACGGATGCCCGTGGCCGTGATGTAGTCACAAATGATGGCTACGGCCAAGGCATCGTTGATATCAATCGAGACAGTATTGTTGGCACTCAATTCCGGTTAAATTCTCAGCCGAATTTCGTTGTTCTTCAGAGTTACCTTTCCCGGACCTTTGACGAGACGTGGGCGGAAGAGTTTCAGCTTGCGTTGGAAGAGACTTTCAACCTGATGGCCGAATCGCATTCATGTTGGTTCGATGCCGCGCGCAACCACACCTTCACCGGGCTTGTTCGGCTGGCTATTGCCGGCTTTGTCTATACGGGCGAAGTCGTTGCGCCTCCGCAATGGATACGAGAGGTGGGCCGCCCGTTCAATACGGCGGTACAAATGATTTCGCCGATGCGATTGTCAAACCCACTCAATCAGGTCGACACCGCAACGCTGCGGAACGGTATCGAGCTGGACTCGACGTGGGGAAAGCCGATCGCCTATCACATCCGGGACGCTTACCCAACAGAGTTTTACCAAGGCAATTTCCCCTTCTCATGGACGCGCATTCCGGTTGAAAAGCCGTGGGGCCGCCACATGATGATTCATATCAAGGATACAATTCAGCCGAGCCAAAATCGCGGGATTTCGGAATTGACCGCAGTGCTGAAGCAAATGCGGATGACGAAGAAATTTCAGGATATCGTTTTGCAGAACGCCGTGATCAATGCGAGCTATGCGGCGACGATTGAATCGGAATTGCCGAGCGAGGTTGTCGCTGCCGCGATGGGCTCACATACCTCGGCGGACCCTTCCGAGGGATTTATGAATTTCGTTGGTACATGGCTGCACGGGTTGCAGTCCTATATGTCCAACTCGCAAAATGTTTCGGTGGACGGCGCGAAGATGCCTCACCTCTATCCCGGAACTAAGCTGAACATGAAGCCGCTAGGAACGCCGGGCGGCATCGGCACGGAATTCGAGGTTTCGTTGCTGCGCCATGTCGCGGCCGGCCTCAACATTTCATATGAGGAGCTGGCGAACGATTTTTCCAAGACGAACTATTCGTCCGGAAAAGCTTCGATGCTGAAGACGCAGAGGCATATGGCGGGCCGCAAAAAGTTTGTTGCGGATCGTTTTGCCACTGAGGTTTTCCAGCTCTATGCCGAGGAAATTCTGAACAAGGGACTCCTACCGCTCCCGCGCAATTACGACTATCGAATTCTCTATTCGAACGGCTATACGGATTCGATCGTCAAGGAAGCTCTTTTCAATTGCGCCTGGGTTGGCGCCGGGCGCGGTCAGATTGATGAGCTGAAAGAGACGCAAGCCGCGCTCCTCCGGATCGCTGGCGGCCTCTCGACTTGGGAGAATGAGATCGCGCGCCAGGGCGGCGACTATCGCGCCGTCTTCCGGCAGCGCGCCAGGGAAGACAAGCTCGCGAAGAGCTACGATATCACGTTCGATCTTGGCACCGTCAAGCCGACAGCCGAGGGCGATACCCAAGGCGCGACGGCCGATGCACCGGCACAGGGACAAGCGGCATGATCACCGGAGTCGCCCTTATCTTCGGAATCAACAAGCTCGGTTGGGCTTGGCTTAACGGCCAAGATCCCGTGACGGTGTTGTTCACATGAGCATGACTCATCTCGCTCGGGATATCGCATCCCGGTTCCATCATCGCGGCTCTTATGTCGCGGTCGACGGGCTCGATCTCAACGCAGATTTGCGTGAGATCGCGGCGGCGAACCTCGCCGATCAGCGCGCCCAATTCGAGACGCGCCGAGCGGATATCCTCTCCTCATACGGGATGATGGATTCCGAGCCGGGAGGGAAGTGCTTTGCCTATTCCGATGGAGTGGCGATCATCCCCATTCACGGGCTGCTGATCAACCGGCTGTCGTGGAGCTGTTCTTACGCGACCGGATACAACTTCATCCGGTCGCAGCGAGCGGCGGCCCTGGCGGACCCGGACGTGAAGCTGATCGCCTACGATGTGAATTCGCAGGGCGGGCTCGCCTCGGGCTGTGCCGAGCTGGCGCAAGAGATTTTCGACGGACGCGCCGAGAAGCCGAGCATTGCCGTGGTTGATGCCCGCTGTTATTCGGCCGCCTATTTCCTGGCTTCCGCTTGTGACAAGGTTGTTGTCACTCCCTCCGGTGGAGTCGGTAGCATTGGCTGCGTTTCGATGCATATCGATTACAGCGACATGCTGAATTCGGATGGAGTGAAAGTAACTTTCATCTCGGCCGGTGCTGAGAAGACAGATGGCAATCCGTATGAACGCTTGTCAGCTCGCGCAAAGGCGACTATACAGCGCGACGTTGATTATCATTACGGGCTGTTTGTTGAAGCTGTCGCCCGTCATCGCGGCATGTCAGAAGATGACGTAAGGGCAACGGAAGCCGGTTGCTTTCTGCCTCCCGAGGCTCTTGATAACGGTCTTATCGACGCGATCGAAACACCCGCCGAGGCGGTTGCGACTTTCTTCAACGAAATCACCAGTGACGCAGAAGCAGAGGATAACGAGATGACAACCAAGGAAGCGAACACCAATGCCGAGCCGGTTGCTGCGGCTGCGGCACCGTTGACACGGGCGGATATCGTTCAGATAGTCGCCGAGGCGACTGCGACAGCGCAGAGCACCGAGCGCACCCGGCAGGCGGGCATCCGCAATTGCGATGAGGCGAGGGGCCGCGAGGCGCTTGCCAATCATCTCGCCAGCGACACCGATCTCTCGGTTGACATGGCGAAAGGCATCCTGGCGGCGGCGCCCAAGACGGAAGCCGCGCCCGATCCGAACGCCACAACCGAGCAACGTCCGAGCGGATTCGAGGCGGCGATGGACGCCACCGGCAATCCGCGCATCAAGCCGGATGCCGGCACGGGCGCGGCGGGCGTCGGCGGCGAGGATGACACGCCGGCAGTGCGGGCGCAGCGCATCCTCCATTCCTACGGCGCAGCCACCGGGCAAGTTATCGAGCTGAAGCAGCCGAACCGGGCGGCGTAACTCCCGTCAAATCGTTTTTCTCAAGAGGAGTTTCACAATGACCGCTTCCTATCCCGCGCTTCTGGCGAAGGGTGTCGACATTGCCGGCCGCTTCGATCAGTTCGATCTCTTGGCCGGCGAAGACGACATCGTTACCGGGCAGGCGCAAGTCGCCGATGGCGTGGCAATCAAGCAATTCCAGCTTCTCACCTACGATGACGACGGGAAGCTGATTCCTTGGGCCGCTACTTCGGAGCATTCGACAGCCGAGCTTACCTTCACCGGCCAGCCCACCGATCAGGATACCGTGACGATCAACGGTGTCGCGATCACCTTCGAAACCGCGCCCACTGATGCGGCCGACGTGCAGATCAGCACTGTGGATGATGTCGGCACGGTCGCCAATCTCGTTGCGCTGATCAACGGCACACCGGACGGCACCAATTCGAGCACGCTGTTCCCGACTTACGGCACTGCGCCTCTCGCCGGAACCGGCGTCACTGCCACGGTCGACACAACCGGACTCATCGTGACATTGCACGCGATCGTCGAGGGTTCGGCGGGCAACGCGATCACCGTCGCCGAAAGCACCAACAATATGACGATCACGAAGGCGATGGGCGGCGCCACTGCCGATCATGCCAGCGGCACGCTGACCTTCGGCGGCGTCTCGGTCAATACGCAGACCGTGACCATCAACGGCACAGTGGTTACGTTCACAACGGCGGCGGCGGACGGCACTGCGAACACCGCGCAAGTCGGTGGCACTGCCACGGCGTCGGCGCAAAATCTGAAGGCCACTATCAATGCCTTCCCCGGCGATTTTGGTGTCACAGCGAGCGGAGATGGTGCCGTGCTGGCGCTGACTGCCATTGCCGAGGGCGCGGCCGGCAATCTTGTCACCCTGGCGCACAGCAACACCGTGCCGACGCTTTCCGGCACGACGTTGACCGGGGGTGCCATTGCCGAGGCCGACTCGTTCCGGCGCCCTTACGCCATTGCGGCGCAGCCGGTCGCCGCTGCAACGCCGGGCGTCTACATCCCGTTCTATCAGGGCGGCGTGTTCAATCACGAAGCCCTCATCTGGCCGGATGATGTCGCAACCCTGGCACAGCGCCGCCGCGCCGTGGCCGGCACCGGGCTCTATATCGGTCAGCTCCTCTAACCGAGGATCGCCCAACACGTTTTTGAAAGGGGAGTTTACCAAATGTCCATTACCCTGTACGGCACTGAGGAGCTGATTCTCGTTCAGCAACGGGTGCCCAATCTGCCGGATGGTTTCTGGCGCGACAAGTTCCCTCGCGTTGTGACGAGTGACCGCGAGGAGATCCTTTTCGAACGTCTGGATATCGACAACCGGCGCCTCGCGCCGTTCGTCGCGCCGAACGTGCAGGGGAGGGTCATGCGGAAGCAGGGCTTCAGTGCGCGGAGTTTCAAACCCGCATATGTGAAGCCCAAGCATATCGTCGACCCGAGCAAGGCGATCTCCCGCATGTTCGGCGAGCCGCTGTTGGGCGGGATGAGCATGGCGCAGCGTTTCGATGCTCATGTCGCGCAGAACATGCGGCTTGAGCGCGAGATGATCGAACGCCGTTGGGATTGGCTCGCGTGCCAAGCCCTGAAAGACGGCATGGTGACGATCGCGGGCGACGATTACCCACTGGTCACTGTCGACTTCCTGCGCGATCCGAGCCTCACGGCAGCCCTCACCGGCGCCGCGCGCTGGACGGAGACGACGGCGGACCCGCTCAGTGATCTCGAAACGCTGGCGGACGATGCGTTCATTCTCGGGAACGCGCCGATCACCGATCTCATCTTCGGCACGACCGCATGGAAGCTGTTCTTGAAGAACGCGCAAGTGCTGTTCCTCTTGAACCAATTCTATCGCGGTTCCACCTCGGATTTCCAACGCTCGACGATTGGGCTTCAGTCCAATTTTCAGGCGATGGGCGAGATCGGCGGCACTGCCGGCAGCTTCCGCTTGTGGCGCTATTCGAATTGGTACAGCGACACCGACTCGAACGGCAAGCTGACCCGCAAGGAATTCATCGATCCCGATACCGTCATCGGAATCGGCAACGCCTTCGATGGCATCGCCTGCTTCGGCGCCATCATGGATGTTGATGCGAACTTCCTGGCGGAAGCCTCGATCTTCCCGAAGATGTGGAAAGAGGATGATCCCAGCGTCGTCTATACCATGTCGCAGTCGGCGCCGCTGTACGTTCCAACCAACCCCAACAACACCTTCAAGCTGAAGGTTACGGCGGCGGCCTAAAAAACCGCCAACCGTTTAATCAGGGAGAATTACCCGTGGCTAACGTGGAGAGAATTGCCGTTCACCGCATTACGCGCGGTCACGGCATCACTCGGCAGATCATTTTGCCGGGACGCATTTTCAGCCTGACCGAGCAAGAGGCGGCAGTGCTGGACGCGCAAGGCTCGACTGCCGATCCTCGGCAGACCCGCCAGCGTGGCGACGGTGATACCTCCGTTATCGAGCGTGTCGCCGAGCCGATTGAACCGGAGGTGCGGGCAACGGAGCTGCCCGCCGAGCCCGGTTCTCCGGCCGCCGTCGCCGCCGCTGCTGTGGCCGCCGCAAAGCCTGCTGGCAAGAACGGTAACGGCACTACGACTCGCGCCCAGCCGGCCGAAGACGACGGCGAGCTTTAAGGCAGCTCGACGATGACGCTGATCAGCTTTGCCGGGTTGCTCTATCGTCCGATCTTCGATCGATTGGGCGTCCCGGCAAAGCTTGTTTTGGCGACTGGCGTTTTCGAAAAAATGCCCAATGGAACACCGCTCATCGCACTCGACAAAACGGTGGGCGTTGCCCTTTCCATGGGCACAGGGACTATCCTCGAAACCGTTACGCCGGTCGCGGAATTCATGTTGGCGGATTTGACGGCGATCGGAGTGGGGAAAGACGATCTCGATGAAGGCGAGATCACTTTGAATGGCAAGGCTTGGACTATCAAGGCGCACCGAATGAATCCATCCCATTTCGGCGAAACGGACGGAACGATTTTCTTGTTGCTTGAGGGCGAAGCCGGTGCGTGATCGTCGAGAAGAAATTTTGGTACAGCTTGAAGCTATTATAGCTTTGGTTCCGGATGTGGTGAAGACGGCGCGCAATATCGACGATGTAAGCGGTGGCGCGGCTTCCCGCCCGGCGATCATTCTGCACGACGGAACCGAGGAACCACATATCGAATCGAAACGGCCGAGAGGCAATACGAAAGAGTTGATGGTTCTGCGGCCTCAAATTTATATCCTGTGGGGCGATAAATCAAAGCTTGTTGCGACAAAGGTAAATGAGATTAGGCGCGAGCTGATTAACCGGATTTGGCTGAATGTCGATTTACGCAAACTATTGGGCTCACAACAGGACAGCGACTTGCATTACGTCGGTTGCGCGTTGGATACCTTCACCGGGGAATCTCGGGAAGCGAAGATGTTGATCAATTTCGAATTCGTCTACGTTCTCGACGCCACGGAACTTGTATAACTCAGAGGAGTAGGATCAATGGCTGTTTCAGTTGCCTATGCTGCGAAAGCAACGGTTACGGAAGTCCTGGCGAACAACACGGGTTCAGCCGCAGACTCGAGTCGCGTCGTAACGCATGCTCAATACGACGAGTCGGCATCCTTGAATGCCGCGTCAACGCCTCCGGTAACACAGGTCGCCGAGTTCCTGATGACGCTGGTATCCGGCGCCAAGACGATCAATCTTCGTACCTTGGAGGGCACGAACGATGGGGTTGTCGACGGCAACGGGTTGAAGGTGCAGATCGTTCGCATCAAAAACCTCGGCGCCAATCCGATGACGTTCAAGGCCGGCGCCGCCAATCCCCACAATATGTTTGGCGCGACGGACGGCCAAGAAATCTTTCCGGGCGGCCACGTTATGATTTTCTCCAATGACGGCGGCGACGACATCGATGATACCCACAAAGAATGGGATGTCACCGGCACGGCGGCGCAGACAGCGGAGATTACAATCATCATGGGTTAAGTCGCCCAGCCAGTTCTGCGTATCACAAATCGGAGGATTAAATCATGCCCGCCACACCCGGCGTAACTGATATCTCGCCGAACGTCGAAAACTATTACGTCGGCGCCGGCATCTGCAAATGGAAAGGCGAAGACGACAGCACCTACCGCGACGTGGGTAACGTCAGTGAATTCGCCTTTACCAGTACCGTTACGCGCTTGAAGCATTACAGCTCGCGTACCGGCACCCGGTTCAAGGATCGGGATGTGGTGACGCAGCTCGACGCGAGCGTGGCGATCAAGATGGACGAAATCACAGCGGCCAATTTGGCGCTGGCCGTTCTCGGCACTGCCTCCGGCTCTTCGCCGATTATGATCGAAGTGCTGACGCAAGCGAACAAGAAAGGCGCGTTCCGTTTGATCGGCACCAACGACATCGGGGCCAAGATTCAAATCGATCTCCCGAGCTGCCTGATTACGCCTTCGGGTGCGATCGGATTGATCAATGCCGGCACATGGGGCGAGCTATCCCTGACCGCCGAGGTGAACGGGGATATCAACACCGGATCATTTGGGCGCTACGCTTGGAACACCGATGGCGTCGAGTTGACCGATCTCGGCGGCGCGTAAAGACGACGGGGCGAACCGGCGTAGCTTCCCTGCGCCGGTAACTCTCTTCACAGGATCTAACGATGACATCGCTTATCGACATCGCCAAACGGCGAGTCTCTGTCAACATCCAAGGGCTCGACATTCCCGTGTTCGGCATCAGCGCCGAAGGGCTGGTTTATCTGGTCGAGCGTTTCCCGGTCTTCCAAGCCCTCCTCTTTCCGCAGGCGGCGGCCCAGGAGGCTAGGGTAGCGGCCTCGCCGGTAGGTGGGCAGCGGAAACAGCCTTCCCGCGCTGTGGAGGCTTCCCAGCCGGCTTCTGATACCCTCTCTCTGATGCAATCTTTCCCGAAAGCTCTGCCCGCCATCCTGGCGGCCGGCACCGGGCATTGGGGTGATGCGGATCACGAAGCAGCGGCAGCAACCCTCGGTGCTTCTGATCAGCTCGAATTGCTCGACAAGATCATGGCGCTGACAATGCCAAAGGGCCTTGCAGATTTTCTAGAGCGGCTTACGGTCCTGATGGCCGGCAGCGTAGGCCGCCAACCGCCGCGCAACGAAAGCGAGCCCACTTCCTTGCCCAGCGGGCCAAATGGGAGGGCATCGGATATACCATCGCAGTCGGTATCGGGAGGCTAATTCAGTTCGGCTATCGGTGTGATGAAGTTTGGACATTCACACCGCAGCGAATTGAAGCGTGTCTGTATATCGCGGATCAAATTCGTCGAGATGATCATGCAATACAGATATCGCTCGGCCGGCTGATAGCTCATGGAGATTCGGAGGCGGTCAAGGAAACCCTAACGGAGCTAGAAGAGGGAGCATGATATGGTTGAAGCTCGACTCATCTACTCCGCGCTCAACGGGCAGTACCAGACCTATATCGAGGATCTTCACAAGCGCATAGCCACTGCCGCGACAACAGCCATGGCGCAAGCCGGTGCGAAGCTGAAGATCGAAGCACGCGCCCATATCGCGGGCGCCGGATTCAGCAAGAAATGGCAGAACGCCTTCCGGGTGAACCTCTACCCAAGCAAGGGTGTTGTGTCAGTGTCGCCGGCCGCACAGGCATTTCATAAAATCCCCTATGCCGAAGTGTTCGAAACCGGAGCGACGATCGCAGGCAATCCGCTCCTGTGGCTGCCTTTGCCTAATGTCCCGACATCTATTCCGGGCACTATGGGCGGCAGGGTACATATGAGCCCATCTGCATATATTCGATCAATCGGACCATTGCAGTATATTGCGCGACCGGGGAAGCCGCCGTTGCTCGCTGGAATCATGGAAGGTGGCGGCGCGATCTCAGTGGCGAAGCTTAAAGCGGGAAACCGCAGCGGTCGACCCGGCGCACCCGGTAAAAAGAAAGTTTTGGTTCCATTGTTTTTCGGGATTTCTCAAGTATCGTTGCACGCCAGATTCCAGTTGCGTGCGATCTTCGCGAAAGCTCAAGCCTCCCTCGGCCCTCTATATGCGGCTAATTTCAAATAGGGTACGGCAATGGCACAAAGCACCCTTTCACAACGGCTGGCCTTTGAGGGCTTGGAGGATATCACTGCGCGCCTAAAGGCGATGGGCGATGCGGGCCAGAAATCTCTTGATCAGATTCGCACAGCAACAGGCGATACGAATGCGGCTTTCGCGCATCTCTCAAGTGTCGTCGGTGAGCTTCAAGGTATCACCCGCGTTCTCGGCGGTATCGAGAAAGCCGGCTCGCAAGGCGCCAAGGGCGTCGGCGAGCTTGACCGGGCCATCAAAGGCGTCGACTTCTCCCATACCGCGCAAGACTTATCGCTGCTGCTGCGCGGCATGGATATCTTGGACTCGCGCTCGATCGAAATTGGGCAATCCCTTGGCAAGCTCGGCGGGGTGTTCGGCGGCGTTGTCGGCGCGATCGGAACGGTTGTCATCGGCTTGGGCGCCCTCTCTGTGGCTGCGGCCGAAAGCATCCGGACCTTACAGAATCAAGCTGCTGCCGTTGGACTGACGCGAGAGGAATATGAAGGTTTTGTTTTCGCTGCAAATCAAGTTGGTGTATCGCAGGAAACATTGAGCCGTGGGCTCGATCGATTCGCCGCCAATCTTGGTAAAGCGAAAGACGAACAAGAAAAACTCGGTGATGCAGCTTCTATAACCGCCGAGAAGAATCGCCTTGCTGTTGAAAAGCTGACGATCGCGGTTGAGGAACAGGATCTCGCGCTTGAACGCAACAAGGATAAACAGCTCGCGTTGCGCGATGCTATTTTGTCCGCATCCCTGGCGGCGGAAAAAGCAAAAGACGCTTTCGAAAAGCATTCGCACAGCCTTGAACACGCACACCTCTCGGCCGAGCGCGCCCAACTGCAATACGAGAAGTTGCGCGATACCGTTCACAAAGGAACGATGACCGCGCAAGAGGCCAAGGAAGCCCAGCTCGATTTGACCGAGGCTCAACTGCGTGCCAAGGAAGCGCAAGAGGGTATCGGCGAGGCCGAGAAAAAGCGGAAAGAGGAAGCCGCCGAGCTGGCGAAAGCATACGAAAAGGTGCAGCAAGCCATCCGTCAATTCGAGATGGCGCAGAAAGAGGCTCGCCTTGAATTCGAAAAGCAAAAATTAGCACTGGAAGAGGAGAAGCTGAAGCTTGAGGAAGTCGGTAAGGCTGCTGAAGCCACCAAGAATGTTTTCCAGAAATTCAAATTAAACATTGATGCTGATCCTATTACGGTTCTGGAAGATTTTATCGATCGTTTGAGCAAGATACCAGATGCCGCCGAGCGCGACCGAGCGGCTGTTCAAGCGTTCGGGCGTAGTTTCTATGAGTTGAATCCTTTGCTGACGAAGAGCAAGGAAGAGCTACAGGCATTATTACACCAAGCCGATGCATATAAAATCGTCACAGATGAAGATGCAAAAGCATCCACTAAGTTGATCGCGGCTTATGACACGATGAAGTTCGCCCTTGAAGGGTTGAAGAACGCCATTGGTGCGATCATCGGAACCAATTTCGTTAAGTTCTTTCAAAACATCGCGGATGTCATTGGCAACAATAAGCAGGACATCCGGGACTTCTTTATCGAGATGTCTGCGAGCATGGCCCGCTGGGGCGATGCCATTACCAACGTCTTGAGCCCGGCATTGAATGTGCTATGGTCAATTTTGAAGGCTGTCGGCTCGGCTTTGTCATTTATCAAAAGCGAATTCGATGCGGTCGCCAAAGCGATAAACGATACGTTCAAAACAAAGTTGACCGGCGAAGATTTGATCGTCGGCATCATCGCCGCCCGCGTTGCAGTATCGGCGCTCGGCGCTGCCTTCGCTGTGGCTGCGGCTGTGGCGGGAAGCCTTGTAGGGACGATAACGCGCATCGGAACCGCTATTCTCGGGCTCAGTGCCGCGACGACTACCGGGCTTATTCCTATGCTCGCGGCTCTCGGGCCGGCCGGTTGGATTGGGCTTGGACTGATCGCTGTCTCTGCTTTGGTGATCACGTTTCAAGGGAAATGGGGAGATTTCTTCAAGTTCTTTTCTGACGGTATTGCTATTGCGAAGGGTGCGCTCGAAGCTTTTATCGATCTCATTCAATCAGCTATTGAAGCGTTCGGCAGGCTTCAACAGCGTAGACGCGGCGAAGCCGAAACGCCGGCAACGCCTCGGGACGCATCCGGCGCGCGGATTGATCCGAATGCTCAGCCTTCAGGGCCGCAACCCGGATCATCGGCGTCCAATGATTTCAATCAGCGTGTCGAGCAAGAGAATCCGCAGCTCTTCGCACCCGGCCATCAGGAAGGCGGCTGGATTGGCGGCTCGGGGCCGGGCGATACAGTGCCGATCATGGCCGAGCCCGGCGAGCATATGACTCGGAAGAGCATGGCGCAGCGTTGGGGAGGGCTGCTAGAGGCCATCAATTCGGGCGGCCTTAGTGCTCTCTCCGATCGGATGAGTAGCATCCTGCCGCCGCCTGTGACGGTCGCTAACGGCGGCGGCACGGAAGCCCGGCCGCGCGGTGGCACCAGCGATCAAGCCTTGTTCCATCTCACGATCGGCGACAAGACTTTCAGAAACATCTCAGCTCCTCGGGATACGGCCGAGTCGTTGTTGCAGCACGCACGGCATAGCGGCCTCGCCAGCGGCGGCAAAAAGCAGAGCTGGTACGGGAGTTAAGCCATGGAGCAAAATGATTTCACCCTCTTGGTTATCAGCGGGCCGGGCATAGCACCATATTCGGCGCGCGGCTTGGTGCAAACCTACGAACCGATTCAGGCTTCTCAGCATATCGAGGAGTCGGTAAACGGAAATTTGGTTGTGCTGTCGCCAAAACAGTTTCGGAAATACCGAACTAAAATCTCTTGCACGGATCAAAACACGCCGGCCTTGAGCGGAGTATGGCCCGGAGACGTGGTTGACATGGAGTGCGTAGAAGAGATGTCTTTCCTTACGGCTCAACCGGAAAGGCAAGAGCGAACGGCGGTTGACGGCTCAGTTAGGATTGTCGGTGACTATACTTATTACCGGCCGATTTTGCGAGTCATGTTCCTTGGCTTCAGCATCTCGGGCGAAGAATACCAGCGTGCTATCGCTTGGTCTATGGAGTTCACAGAGGCGTTCCGGCCATGAGCACGCATTTCTTTTCTTGGACAGGCGGCGATCCTCTCCCTGCGGTGACGGTGGCAACCACGGGTGATCTATGGTCGGGCTCGAAAGTGTTTATCGGGAACACTTGGAACGGCCAATACACTACGATCGGTGATTGCTTTATTGCTAACGGTACGAATGCTCGCGGCAACAAAATCGAGAACATCCGCAATGGCGAGGTTCTGGTCAATGGCGGCATCTATCATGTCGACGGGCCGGGGTTGAAGGGCAATCGCGGCCGATTCGATGGTGTCAATCGGATGGATTTGGAGAATCTTGTCGATCCTGTCGGCGAGGCGATTAGCATTACATTCTCGACGCCGGCCGATCAGACCTTCACAAGCGATATCATTTTCGTATCGGATGGTTTTGGCGGAATTACCGGGCAAGTTCAACCTATTTTTCTGTTTACCGATATTGTGCATCTCCTCGATCCTACTGGCCTTGTGGTTGGCCTCACCTATAAGATCGCCGGCCCTGGAATCAAGCCGAACGCCTATTTCGTTTATCAAGGCGGCAATGATATCACCTTACAGAATTTCGGTGATCCTACAAATCCATTTGATGATTCTCCGGCCAATCCTGGCGCCACGATAACGGCTGCCGGTGTCGAGCTTACCATCTCGCTCGACGAAGGCCGGGACATTATTACCAATGTTGCCGATATATCCCAATTCACAGTCGGTGAAGTTTATCAGATTTTCGGCAAAGGTGTACCGGAAACAGCTCTTGGCACTTATCTCGGTGATGGCGCATTTCAGCTATCGGAAATTGCTACATCAACCGAGACGCAAACATTCTTGCGAATTCATCGTGGCGTTATATATCCGGACGGTGGCCCTTTCATTGAGGCGGATCACGCGCGGCAGGACGAAGAGATCGTAAATGTGGCGCTCGGGCAAAACGAAGGCGACTTCGCTACGTTTGATGCCGAGGTTAAGAATCCGCACATAGGTTTGATCGCACCCGGTAGAAATCTGTGGTGCTGGTATTCTTATCAGAAAGACGATGATGGGCCGATCGTCCCGATGTTTCACGGTCGCCTCGCTGCCGTTCCGACAAATATCGTTGATGAAAAAGTTACTTTCAAGTTCATCGGATCGCCCGGCGATTACGACGCGCAGCGCATCGCGATAATGCAAACGCTGATGCAGCCGCCGTTCTTCGCTGCCGAATGGTTTGACAACGGCATCCCTACTCCGGACAACATCTTGGAGGCTCGCGCAGCGGTTTGGGATACGAACCGAACCACTTTGGAAGTCGGCGTCACCGACATGATCAACGGCGAAGCTGGCACGCTGGAAGTCGATACCTTCGAAGTCGACGGCTCGGAGCATTTGTATGGCGAAACCAACGTCGATATATCGACGGCGCCGGTCAACGGGATTTATCTCAATGCTACAGCTCAATTTACGCAAGAGGGCACCGGCACCGTTGATCTCACAAAATTAGTTGAGATTCTGTTTAGTTCTGATCAGAGCGAAGATTTGACTCTGCCTATCGGTTCTCCGTTCCCCGGTCGAGGGCGCGTATCGAGTTATTGCGGCGATGGGTTGGTAACAAGCTGGCCGAAGCCCAAGGCCAGCCTCGGTGGGGGTTGGACATTTGGTGATGGATGTTTCTGCACTAAGCTTGACCTTACCGCGCGGTCGCTGGAAAGCCATTTCATCGGCCGTTATCTGAACAATCAGATTTCGAATATCACAGGTGAGGTTCTTGGCTCCCCTTGGGATTACAGCACGGTCACATATCCGCTTAATTTTTTCGCAATCGGTCTGACCGTAGATTTTCAAGCGAAAAGAGATTGGACGGAAACTGTTTCGTTCTTCATGGAGTCCGATATCCAAGACATTGTTTCGGACAGCCGCGCTCACACTGAGACGATAAACCTTACGACTAATTCGTTGTCGCTAAATATCGTTCCGGACGGCTCGACGCCGCTTTACGATACGCGGTCCAATACATTTTTCAAAACCGATTATGGGAGGAATGTGAGCTTCCCGTTTCTGGTTGCTTACGCCAAAGCAAAGCTCACCTTCAAAGCTCGGGCAGTGACTATCGAAATCACCGTGCCGTTCTGGAAGGCTCTCGGCATTTCATGCCGTCACAACGTCCATGTGATCGATGAGCGGATACCGGGCGGGGAAGCAACAGGCAAGGTGATAGGCTACGAGTTCACAGCGAGCGCAGGAAGCGGGGAGAGGCTGAAGATCAAGCTTGGCTGCACCATCGGCAAGGGCGGCTCCGTAGCGCCCTCAGCGGGCACGGGAGCCTATGTTCAAGACGGCTACTTCTCTGACAACGCCTCCGCACAAACGATGTCGGGAGCCTCAGTAGGAGATGACACGATCACCTATCAGAGCTTCGATGAATCGGATATCATCGATGACGGTCTAAACCTTTTCGATATGCGCCCTGAAGATGTGGTTACACATTTCAAATTGATCATGGGGCCGACAGAGCAAGTGACGCAAATAATGGCGGTCAAAGGCGCCCAGCATACGCATACGATCGCCGGCAACGATATCGGAGGCAATCTTCACATATCCACTGTGCAAGCGCCGTCAGTTCCGCCAGCGCCGGCCGACGCGCTGAAGAATGCTTGGACTCGAATCGAGATCGGGTTGGTTCCGGTCACGGGGAGTTCTTTTTTCTCGGAATTCGCCGTAGATATATCAAAGCTTCAACTACCAAAGACGATCGATCTTGAGGCACCATCCAATGCTTGAGTATATCGTCCGCCCGTTCCAAGCCGTTCCGGTACTGACAACCCGGCGCTCGGCCATAACTACGGCAGTCAAGCGGTCGAATGAGACTCCTTTGATTGTGATCGGGGCTGTCGGACAATCGCCCGACATATTCTCGTTTACCCTGAAGGTGATCGATCCGGACAACAAACCGAACAAGGAAATCAGCCGCAAGACTACGGACGTTCGTATTGAAAATCCGGATGACAAAAGCCAGTTTGTCGTTGCCCAGCGGATCGATTCTATTCAGTTCTCGCGCGAGCTTCCGCCGCCCTCCACTACTGATGCCGGAAAGAATCTTAGCGGGAACAGCGGAGGCGCCGATCCGAGCACAGCCTATAAGCAACCTCCGGACCCAACAATTGTACCAACCGGGGATAACCCGACAATAGACTCTAAGCCGGTAGACCCGAATACCGCTCCGGTCAACACGGCGAAGAGCGAATACGAACTTGATCCAAAAGCAGCCGGGCCGAGTGAAATACCGTTGCCATGATTACGCAAGGAAACAAAGACTTTCCTGCCGGCCTCAATGATCACATCTTCGGCTTGAAGTTGAAAGAAGTTCATTGGGGAGGTTTCGCTGTGCTTGAGCTGACCTATCCTCAGAATTTTGATTGGGATTTTCTTATCGAGACTAAAGACGATCCTACAGCCACACCTCCGGTAGTCGCTATCCCGCCTGCTTTCATCGCCGAGACGGAAACTGCTGATACCTTCAAGGTGAACGATGTAATCAACCGTGCTGGTGTCGACCCGGATGTTCCGATCATCCGAATTAAGTTTGACGAGAACAACCCTATCTCCGAGGAATCAGCTCCATCGGGCTTTACCTATCAAAATTTATTTGCGGAATGGGCACCGCTTCAATTATTTCCTCCTGTTGAAGTAATCGATCCCATCGAGAGGTTCCGAATAGAAGATCAAGCTACTGTCGACGCTTTCATAGAAGCTTACAATGCCACGGAAACAGCTCGCGCAGATGATAGTACCCATGTATCCTTGCAAGCCGATATAATATCTAACTTTTTATCCGTGCATCCGGACGGAACTATTTTACGAAATGTGACAGACTTTCGAGATGTTGAAGTGCCGGAACCTGATGGTGGCTGGGGAACTATTAGTATTTCATATTTACCTCTTCCATGGCAAACAACAGGATCAGTTTTTGCATTGTTTAGTCCTGACGGATATCAAACATTCTCTTATCCGGGCTGGCAGTTTAACTATCCTCATTCAATCACAGGATTTCCGCCGTTTCTCCCTGTGCTAGTGGGTTCGGCTTACGGGAAGTATCCGAACATTAGAACGGAGGAAAGGTTTAGAGATTGCTATGCCGTAAATCTTTCGAAGCTTGGCAACCGTATTGTCAGCATAAGACTTTTTCAGCAAACAGCTAATACTAATAGCGCCGTCCAAATAAATTTCTTTACAGGAGGCGGTACATGGTCTGCCGCCGAGAAGCGAACCGTAATATCGTCGAGCCCGTTGTCTCCACCTAGTACGCCTCCACTAGACCCGGTGAGCCATATGGTCAAAACTTCTCAGACTGCGAATGGAAGAGATACGATTAACAAAGTAATAGCCAAGTTTGATCGTCACGGTTTTGTGCCGTTGACCTAGAAAATCTTAGCTGGTATAAGCTCAACGGGGGTGCCGTCATGTATTTTGTGACAACCGACAACGAGAGGTGGGGCGCGGGCATTGGCCCACTCACCGCGCATCAGTTCGATCTCAATTTTTGGGAGCTACGATCGGCTCTCAATAGTTTAATTGCGAATTCCCCGACTCCGATTGAGATCACCGGCATCTCTTCGGCCGGCAGAAATCTTACGTTCCACATGAGCGACGGCACGGACATCGGCCCGGTGGCGATGCCGATCGTTCAACAGAAGTGGCGCGATGAATGGATTCCGAGTGTTCTCTATCAGGATTTAGACATCTTCAAAGTTACCGGCGTCGGCTTATATCTTGTCATGCAAGATCATTTGTCGCTCGCCAATTTCGACAAGAACACCACGGTAGACGGTCAGCCCGTCTATTTCGAAATGTTTGCTTTCGCACCAGCCGATAATCTGGCGTGCGATGTAGGCGCCTATTACCCTGGCGTTCTCAAGGATATCTCAACCGATGTCGTCTATCTATATCAGGAAGCATTCACCCGGAAAATCAAAATTCCTAAGACACCATTCACGAACACCGCGCACCAAGCATATCTCCAAGAGGCGCCGTCTACTGAGGCGCAGGATTTCAATCTCTATCTGAACGATATCATTTCTGGCTCAATTCATTTTGAGATCGGAGAAAACATCGGCACGGTATCCCTCGATACGGACCTTGAATTCGAGATCGGAGGCCGGTTCGCGGTAGGCCGGCAACTTGTCGACGATGCCACCGCATCGATGTTCTCTTTCGAATTTGCAGCGATACAAGTCATTTTGCCGTGACCATTCGTAAGTTCACAATTCTCCCCGAAGTGGTTAGGGTTGCCGCCGAAGGCGACATCCTTTTACGCACGTTTAAGCATCACGCTAAATTTCCACATATGTTGGTATCTCCGGATGCCGAAATAATTTTTCCGCGCATTGTTCATAGTGCGAGCTTCCCTGGATTGCGGATTACCTCGGGAGATGATTTCAATATCCTCTTCCCGACGATCACACATACTGCGAGCTTCCCCACTTTGGAGATTCAAGAATCCCCGCCCGATGGTGAAATACTTCTGCCGACGATTACTCATGCGGCGAGCTTCCCTGGCTTGGAGATAGATGAATCCCCGCCCGATGGTGAAATACTTCTGCCGACGATTACTCATGCGGCGAGCTTCCCTGGCCTCACTGTTACCGAGGCCGAAGGTAAAGACGACGATGATGATTCGATCGGCGGCGATTCGATTTAGGAGCTGACATGGCCGTACCCTTCCGTAAAGCTCCCCGAGCACGGGAAACAACAGCGTCGACCGGAACCGGGGCGACGATCAACCTCGATCTCGGAGCAAGGCTGCGCCATCAAACTTTGGTTGATGGGCTTCTGACATTCTATGGCGACACTACGCCGGGAGATCAGGCACAAGCGCCTTATACGTTGTTGTCGGGCGACGGGCTCGGTTGGGAAAACGGTATCGGCACTGTCACGCTCGGCACGCCGAGCACATGGACCCGCGATATCGTCATCGAATCCAGCAATGCGAACGCGCGCATAAACCTTGTTGGCGTGAGCGAAATTTTTATTTACACGCCAGCCATGGAAGGGTTTTTCCAAAGCCTGACCGTTCGAAATACAGGCGGCTCGGCTGTCGCATTGGACAACTTCGTTGGTGGCGCTTCCGGCAGTTATGCATCGTTTGAATCTCGCGGCGCAGCCGGTACAGAAGACGCGCCAACATATCCGACTGATGGAATGCTTATTGGCGGATATACCGCATGGGGTTGGAATGAAAATATCAATGGATGGAGCATTGCAGGACAAATTCTAACCGAGGCCGCCGAAAATTGGACGGCAAGCACCCGCGCGTCTCGAATGAAATTTGGAGTGAACGCGGCCGGTGCGTCAGTTGATTCATGGGACGGAACATACAACACCGATTTCACATTAAGCGGCAGCAATCTTATCGCTACCACTGTTACCGGCTCCATCGTCGATACGATTATCGGCACCGCGCTCAATTCATCCGGAAAAAAGTATTTCGAGCTGCATATAACCACTTCGGCGAGCGATGTATATTTCGGCCTCGCGGAGCCCGCTCATGCGAATGACCGAAGGGTTGGCGATCTTTCTCCCGCCGTCGCTGGTACAACAAAGAGTGTTGGGTTTAACGTATTCAGCAATATAAGCCGGAATTTCATGGTAGGGGGAGCCTCAACCGCTTCTGGCATGGACCCGGCACCCGGCCTCGTCAACAAGTGGTTAGGTTTCGCCGTCGACTTGGATAACGGTTATATCCTTGTTCGTGATTGTTCGGCGCCTACCGTTTGGTACGGCAACAATTCGTCGGCCGGTGATCCTGCATCGATTTCCACTCACGGTTTTCATTTCACTCCGTTTGGTGCATCTCTTGCTATCGCGTTTACGAGCAACGAAAACGCTTCCGGCGAGACGACAACAATGAATGCCGGAGGATCGGCATTCGCAGCAACGCCGCCCAGCGGCTATGCGCCTTGGGCGACAGGGAGTGCTTTCAGCTCGCTTGTCTTATGGGAGGATGCAGGCATAAGTGCGGGTGGGCTCACGTCTCAAGGGCTCGGCACGCTGAACTTCCATGCCTACTATGTTGATGATGTCCTGATCGCCGATACGGGCGGCGTGGCCGTTCCCACGATGGTAGGCGATACCGGCTCCGGTGGCACGAAAGGCTTGGTTCCAGCGCCGGGCGCAGGGGATGCGGCTGCTGGCAAGGTTCTTGGTGCGGGCGGCACATGGGTAGTTCCTGGCGGGCTTTCTTCCTCTCTGGCAAGCACGCACATTTTCGTCGGTAATGGAAGCAATATCGCAACCGATGTAGCGGTCACTGGCGATGTCACAATCTCGAATACCGGCGTTACCGCGATCGGCTCACACAAAGTCACCGCTGCGATGCAAACGCAAATGGCATCGCATACCTTCCGAGGTAATAATACCGGCTCGACAGCCGATGTGATCGATCTTACGGCGACTCAGCTCACGGCCGAATTGAATGCGGTTGTCGGCGACAGTGGCTCCGGCGGAACAAAAGGCTTGGTCCCAGCGCCGGGTGCCGGGGATGCGGCTGCTGGAAAGTTTCTTGGGGCTGGTGGTACATTTTCCGTTCCGGCCGGAACAGGGCCAACCACGCTTGACGGTTTATCCGATGCAACAATTACCTCTGCGGCTGAAAACGATATTCTTGTTAATGTCAGCGGTCAGTGGATAAATGCCCGAGCGCATTACGATGTCGGATTCTCGGCTCCGCAGACAACCGCCTATACCGCGAGTCAAGTCGTTGGGCACCACGATTTTTCATGTGCCGTTACCATTCCAGCGAATTTCGGCTCCTATCTCGGTCGCACAAGCCGTGCTGGCGGTTCGGCGGTCACTACCGGAAGCACTGTGTTCAGTGTTGAGAAAGCTGCGGCGGCAACTCCCAACACGTTTTCGCAAGTTGGCACCATTACGTTCGCGACGGGCACTGTCACCCCGACATTCGCCAGCTCGGGAGGTACTTCAATTAGTTTTGCTGCAAACGATAGGCTTCGTATCGTAGCGCCGGGTACTCCTGATGCTACATTCGCAGGATTCTATGCGACAATCGTTGGATCTGAAACATGACGATCCGTAATGCATTTGATGCCTCTGAGAGTCAAGGCGGCACTTGGGCTACCAGCGTCTCCTCGCTTACATGGACTCATAATGTAAGCGGCAATGAACCTGTTATCTTCGTTTCGATGGGGCTTTACAATTCTTCCGCTCGCACGGTTACAGGTATAACTTGCGGCGGAACGGCAATGACCAAGCTCGACAGCATAACGTCGAGCCTGGAAAGCCAAACACAAGATTTTGAGATATGGTATCTAAAAGGGCCGGCCGCAGGATCAAATTCTATCGTTGCCACTTTATCAGCCTCCACCAGTTTTGTGCAGGGTCAATCCCTTGTAGCTTATGGCATTGATCAAACAAGCCCGATTGATAGTCATGCGATTGGTCAGAGCTTGACTAGCGTTGCCGATTTCGCTCAAGCAACTACAGTCGTATCCTCATCGGCAGTTTTAATCGGATTCATTTGGGGGCGCGTATCCCCACTCATAAGCGCGAACAGTGGCTCCGATATGCTTTTGCAATCTACAACTTCGTTCGCCAGTGGTTATAAAACGGCGGGCATTGTGGGAACGGGTAGCCAGTCTGTCAGTTTTCATCTCGGAACAAGCGGGGCGGTTCCTGGCGCCGCCGCAATATCATTGCTGACCAGCTCCGGTTGGACCGCCGATACAGCCGGCACCCCTTCATCCACTATTGCTTTGGTTTCCCATGTCAGCGCCCAAGGCGGTACATCAGTTACAACAGGTAGCATTAACACCTCTGGCGCCAATTTCTTAGTCGCAGTTCTCACCGATTTTAACCAAGATGCAGCAAGCGTAATCTCCGATAATAAAAGCAATGCATGGCTGATATTGCCATACTTTATCGGCGCTGGTAGTGCCGGGCGCACACGGATAGCATTTTGCAGAAACCCGACAGTTGGTACAGGTCACACTTTTACGCTCTCGAATAGCGGGCGCTTTTCGGGAATTGCTGTTGCTGCATTTTCTGGCGTAGTTTCCGATAAAAATCCCTTTGATCAGATGAACGGTGCTATTACCGCAGGATCAACGTCACTTGCTTGCGGCAGTATCACCCCTTTGCTTGATAAGGAATTGATTGTTTATGGAATTTGCGATGCCTGGACCGGCACGGTATCAGTGAGCACCGGAACGATACTTGAACAACTACCTCTAATTGGCGGAAGTTCGTTTGGTGTCGCTCTTGCCTATACGATTCAAACTACCGCTGCCGCTATCAATCCGACATGGACAACATCAAATACCCATGAAGAAGCTGTGATTGCATCTTTCATGGCGGGTGAAAGCTTTCCCAGCGGTACTCTTCAATCCGCTGTCTCAATTATGTAGAGGATCAAATCGATGGCAAACAAGGTTTACCCGAAGTTCACGAAAGCCTCTGTCACTGGCGGGGCCAACTGCAATCTTCTGACCGGCAACATCAAAGCCATCATGGTTGATCTCGGCGCGTACACTTACGATGACGCGCACGAATTCCTCTCAGATGTCCCGAGCGGCGCGCGGATCGCCTTGTCGGGCAACCTCGCCAGCAAAGCCGTTTCCGATCTCGCTGCGTTCACCAGCGCGAATTGCCGATGGGAAAGCGTTACGGGCGTCTCGGTTGAAGCTGTGATCTTGTTCGTCGATACCGGCGTGCCGGGCACGAGTCGACTCATCGCGTTCTTCGATACCGGAATCACTGGCTTGCCCGTCACGCCGGCCGGCGCCAGTTACAATGGCATCCCCGACAGCGGCGGTTGGGTTGTGTTCTAATGAGCCCAATGGACGCCATAGCGGCCGAGATCAAGGCCGCACAGAACGATGTCAGTATCTTGACATTGGCTGAGACGGAGGCTCACAACCGAGCCCAAGCCGCCCGGCAGCGACTCGCTGATCTACAAGCGATCCGAGCCGTAATACCCACAACCCCAACGACAGGAAAACCCAATGGCTAAATTCGATATGCCGCCCGCCTCGGCGGGCTGGCCGGTACGCGCTGGGTGGCTGGTTATGGCGCTCACCCGCGATCTCAACCTTGTTGAACCGTGGCGCGCTGGCGGGATTGTCGGCAACCTCGGGTACGAGTCCGGAAAGCTCACGAAGCTCCGCGAGATCGGCCAGCCCGAGGGCCGAGGCGGCTACGGCTGGGGCCAGTGGACAGCCGATCGGCGCGAAACCTTCCTCGGTTTCTGCAACGACAATAATCTTGAATGGCAGTCCGACGAAGGCAACTACCGCTATCTTGTCGCCGAGCTGTCCGGTCAAATCCCTGGCGCTGATTATAGCCGCACTGTCCGCGCGTTGATGGCGCTCACCTCGGGCGACGTGAAAGACGCCGTGTTCAGCGTGGGGGAGACGTATGAGCGTCCTGGCGGCACAACGCCTGACAATCTGCCGGGGGAGGATTCACGCGATGTCCGGGCTTTGGAGGCGATGGCCGGATATGAAGGGCTCATGGCAGCCACACCAGCGTCCGCCACTCCGGATATTCCGCCCGTCGAGCCTGCCGTGGTACATGCGACCCTCGGTACAAGCGATGTGCTGGCCGGCGACGTGCGCTCTCTTCAAATCAGCACCAGCATTGCGGGATACTACGATGGCCCGATTGACGGGCACCCGAATGCGGAGTTGGCTGCCGCGCTTGACAAGTTCAGCGCGTGGCTCGATCGGCCGGTGGCGTGACATGGAACCGGATACATGGGCCAAGCGTTTCAGGGAGTGGGGCGCACTCCTGATCTCAGCGGCGATCTATGCGCTCTTCGCCTATTCGTTGTGGAAATCAGCGAACAACCCCGAGCTGATTTCCGACTCGTTCAAATCTATGCAAGAGACAGTGAAAAATCTTGCATTGCTTGCGGCGGGTTATTGGCTCGGCAGCTCGGCGCAAAGCCAACGGAACCAAGAGCACGCCGCAGCACAACAGAGCGAGACGATGAAGCAGCTTGCGAATAGCGTGCCGGCGCAACTTGTTTTGCCGGCGCCATTGAAGCCCGCCGAGGTGCCGGTAGCGCCAGTGGTGCCCGACATTCCCGCAAAGCCTGCCGAGCCTCGCGAGCCGGCGCCAATGCGACCGGAGTTGTAACATGATTATCGTGGTGCTGGCGTGTCTGCTTATCGCAGAGATCGGAATCGTTGCGATTATGATCAACCGTTTCGAGCGAGAACAGACACGCTTGCGCCACCTTTTTCGGAATGAGATGCAAGGTTTGATTTCTGGAATGGAGGATCGCCTAGAGAGTAGGATCGAACGCTTGGAGAACGTCAGCATTGGATTTCGGCAGCACCGAGAGGGACATCATCGTGACAGATCCGAATGAACCAAAATATCGGCTGCCCTGGCGCATCTCACGTTTGTTCCATGCCCAGGATCTTCTACAAATCATTCTGATCATCGCGGGCGTCGGTGGGGCGATTTGGACAACCGCGGTTTGGACTGCTAATTGGGATCGCTCAGTGCGCGACATGGACAACCGCGTGATCAAGATGGAGCACTCGCTTGATGAATTTAACAAGCTCGATCTACCCAAGAAACAAACCCTGCTTGAGTATCGCATCGATCAAAACGATGTGAGGCGCGCGGAAGACGCTGCCGCCCGGCGTCAATTCGAAACTGATGTAGGAGGCCGACTTGACAAGATCCTCGATACCGTCACGCGAATGCAAATTCGGATTGGTGATGGCCCTGGCCCTATCCGTGCCCGCTAGTGGTTGCGCGCAGCAATCGCAGCCGGTCGCCCCGAGCCCGGTGCTTACGCCATACCACGCTCCCTATCCACGGGTTATGCGGAAGTTCGGAACAGTCGACCCGGAGGAGCTGAAGAATGTCAGGGAGGAGATCGGCAAACTCCGGGATACGATCACTGCCCGCCGTCCCCAATTGGAGGAGCAAGCTAATGGCAAAAACTAAACCGCCCGTCGCCAAGCCGGCGCCGCATCCGCCCGGCCACGATCCCGATCGGGATGAGCACGGCCATTTCATCAAAAACCGGATGCACGACGGGCCGCCCTTGCGGTGGTTTTATGCTCTGGCGCTCGCGGCTGCCATCATCGGCATTCCGATGGGCATCGCTGCCCTCATGCCGTAGGGCAGGGCGCCAGGGAACGAAGGTGCCGGCTACCTACCTAGCCGGAATCGCCCCACGTCGCTGTACGGGCTTCTGTGGGGCTTTCTTGAAAGGCAACCCAAATGCGTGCAATTTGTTTTATCTTGAACCGGCCCGGTGCCTTGCTGGTGATCGTATCAGCCCTGGGGATGGGCTTCTCGGCCTGCACTGATGCCCAGCTCGACAAGGCACGCTCGATCGAACGGACAGCCTGTGTGATCGATCAAGCCGGCCAAGTTGCGATCGTACCTATCGAGGGCATCGCCTCGGCACTTGAGCCGGTGGCCTCATTGCCGATCGCGGTGGCACACAAGGCAACCCAGCTCGGTTGTGCCGTCGTACTGGCCCGTAAACCTGGGGCTTGACGGTTCCCGCCCTCCGTGCTACGGGTTGCATCTCCGAGTGATCGGGGGTGAGCATCGGGGGATGCCGGGGAAGCGGGCGGCGCGATCGGGTGGTGGGCTGGACTCCTACCCTTGAACGCGCCGCCCGCTGCTTGAGTCAGCCCCAGCGCAGTTCGGCTATCCGGCTAGACAGCGGCGTAAGGATCGCCTGTACCCTCGGCATATCCTGCCCAATGATCTCAAGCGCCCGTAGCAGCTCGGCCGCGATCTCGGCCAGCTCGACTATCGAGTTACTGACGGGCTTAGGCTCGGGTGGTCGACTCTCCTGTTGCTGCTGCCCGCGTCGAGCGTTCCTGGCACGCCGGAATAGTCTCTCAGACTCCTCCGGGCTGGTGTTCTCGTCTACAAACCTAGACATCTAACGGCCTCCCACATCCCCGGCAAACGCTGGCACGATTCTCACGGCCTCAGACCTTCCGATGCTTGGGCACCAACGACAGGTTTGGCCCGAGGCTGAAATCCTGAAACAACATACGCTCGCGGCCGATGATATCGGTGCCAACCTTCCAGAAGACATGCGCGATCTCTTCCTCGGCTGAAGGATCGGTACGCACGGCCAGCACATGCCGCAGAGCCCGGATGTTGCCGGTCCAAACTCCACCAGTGGCTACACCAAGAGGGATGATCCGGCGAAGGCATGACGTGACCTTTTTCTTATAATCAAAATTCTTGTCGCTTTCGTCCATTTTCCAGATGTCCATTAGGGCGCCATAAAACCGTTCGGCATCCTTGAACACCATATCGAAGATCATCCGGGTTTCGTATTTCCGCTGCGCGAGATCCCGATTATCGGTTTCGTCGGGGCGCAGTGATAATGGCAGCCAATACGGGATGTTTTGATCGAAGCGGATGAACCGCAGGCTGCCTTCCGAGATCGCCCAGCCTGCCCGGTGCCGATTCAACTCGGCAGTGGCAACACGCGATAGACCCTCGATCGCATAACTGTAAACAGCGTGCTCAAGCACAGAGCCGTGACCGCTTGCCAGGATGTTATCGAAGTATTTCACCATGTCACGGCGAATCCGGTTGACGTTTTTGTTCAAGCCGGGCTCGAATGACATATAACATCGTTTTGCGGCCAAGGCGATCAGAAGAGCGGAATCGCTTATCCCGCCACTCCGGATATCCGTGGAAGCATCCTCGGAAACGCCAAGCCGTTCCATCCACCGGGCGACTTCGGATTGATCGACCATCGTTCGGCCGATGTTGAAGACTTCGATTTCAATTTGCGTTGGCATTGTCTAGTGCTCCCTTGCGTGTCATTTCACGGGCAATCTTAGCGAGAAGCGGATCGCTCGGCGTGGTAGCAAGCACAGCCGCGAAGAGCTGCGCCAGCTCGCCGAAGTCGAAACGCGGCGGCGCTGTTTTTTCGGTGGGCTTTAAGCGCAGCTCGGAGAGAAGCCCGAGGAGTGCGTATTTGACGCGCGTAGGAACTTCGGTTCCTTTTGCCCAATGATTACCGGCGCTGCGGCTATAGCCGATCGTCTCAAGGATCTCTCGATCGGAACAATCGAGCGCCGTTCGAACTTGATTGAACAACGGCTCGACTTCCGTTGCCGGGACTGACTTAGTTAGCTTGGACACGGGGGTTACTCCTCGGGGTTTTCCGCACGGGGGTTTCCGTGCAGAGTTTCATCTTTAACTAGCTCCTCTAAAGCTTCTCTGCTTATTGTACCGGGATCTGATGTAGCATATTTGGCCGAGATAATATCGTATAGCACTTTGGCTCTTTGTTCGTTATCCTCCGGAAAAGGCATCTTGCCGTGGACCGTGAAAGGGACTCGTCTTCGCACTGTATCGCTGAATTTCTTCACAACTATTCCGTCGCGACCTTTATCATTATGATTCTTTAATTCTCCCGGAAGAGCTTTTCGAATATGATATGAACGATCGGGATGCTGTAAAAACCACATACGGTCTGCGAATTTTATCAATTCATTTTTGCCGATATTGTTTCCGCAAATATAAATGCCGGCTGCGAAAATCCTAGTCAATTTGACAGAGCACTTTTCGCAGACATCATAGCCTTTATCATCGCTAGTGATGCCTACAAAAGTTATTTGTGCGTTCACAAATGGCTCTCCGCACAAACCGCAATTATCACCATTGATGACTTCATATTTTTCTAAGAGAGCTTTAAGCTCTTTCTCTTGTTCGCGCCTACGCTTCGCTTCGCCCATGATCCGAACTCCCTAAAGAGGTGCAATCCATCGATCAAAAGTTTGTTGGTCGGCGACGATCCGGCCATCCTGTTTGATCAGGTAGACCGGCACGCCGGCCTCGCGGGCATAGCGCACCGTTGCCCAGGTGCCCGATCGCAGCTCTTCGTCATCGGTCTTAGGGCATGCGAGGAGCCCGTAAATTCGTTTGACCATGACGCGGTTGCGCTCAAGAGGCGGCAGCTCAGGATAGACGACAACTCCGGCGCCAGCGATGATTGACTGACTCCGAATCATGCTGGGATGCACCTCGATCTCCCGGACCCGCAGGCTTTCCGCGATGCCGTGAGCAATCATATCGAAGCCCGGAGCGCCGCCATGCACAAGGCGGATGGGGCGCAAACCCCGCATGAATTTAAGCGCGGCGGCTGTCTGTGCCGGGCGCGGGCCGGCTCTGGTGCCGGTGACGCCGAGGATGATCATGCTGGACTCCTTTCAACCGTCTCACGCAACGCCGGGCGTTGCGGTAAAACATGAAACTATCGATGCGCCGAAAGTCCATGATCACGATATAGATCACGTCTTCGGGGTTGGCGCGTCGGTGTTCCACCCGCGCGATCGTATCACGAATTTGCACGCGGCGAATTTCAATCATGGTTAAAAATCCGGATCGATCCATTCGCCGCGAGGGAAGTATCGATCGCCGGGCATAACGATTTGCCGAGCGAGGCAAGCGCGCGAGAATAGGGTGCGACGGGTACGCCGCAGCTCTCTCTTGGCTTCATTCTCGCGCCTCGCGATATAGGCTTGCGTGGTGCCGATCATGTCGGCGAGCGCCTGTTGCGTGTAGCCGCTCCACCGCATGTCGAGCACCCAAAGTCGCTTTGCTGATACCGATCGGAACATCATAGTAAATCCATATTAATCCATGCACCTCTGTACTCATCTCCGGGCATCTTAATTGGCCGAGCAAGATGAGCACGCCGCCAAGGTGTTGCGTAAACCCTCAACCAAAGCAATCGGCGCTCGGTGGTATGGCACATCTGATTTATCCGGTTGCGCCCCACTCCAATCATGGCTGCCAAATCGGCTTGTCTATATCCGGACCTATACATATCGAGAGCCCACATATCCCGCGTTCTTTCGTCGCGGAACGGCACGATTGAACGGCATCGGCCAGGGGATTTCCCGGCATATAAAATCATGGCGCCCGCCCCAGCTTGTCGAGCTGTCGTACATGTTTGCAACCCTTCGTGCAGAACGTCGGGCTCGGGCAGCGGGTGAACATGCAATCCGGCTTGGCCGTAGGCAAGTGACCGATGCGACCGCGCACGGGAGCGGGAGTATCCTGGCTGCCCTGTGTGACGATCTCAGCCACGCCTACCGTGCGGACATCCGAGGGCCGCCAGATGTGGCCGCAGCCGGCGCACAGGTGGCTACGATGGGGAGGGTTTGCCCATCGGTCACAAGTACAATGAACGGCATCAGGAACCGGGCCAATTCGGCTACTCAGGCAATCGGGTTTGTGCTCCTCTTCCCGATCGATGTGTTGGTTGCCGCACGCAGGGCAAAAGAGGATCATTGGAATCGGAACGTGGTGGCCGGCGCCATCGATAATGACGATCTCCTCGCCGGCCTTGAAGGCGCGACCTTCGGGCTCGGGAGTCCGTCGTTGAAGAGCATCGCATAGCCGCAGGAACAGCCTGGACTCCATGACAGCTTGCTCGGGAACGCCGGCAAAATGCCGATTGTATTTCGACTCCTCAATGAATTTGATGTAGGCGTCGGTGAGGGCTTTTTCGCGATCGTCGGACATAACTGGACTCCTTCAGTGCGAGCAATCGGGACATACATCCCAAGGTACATCGTGCGGGCAGCGAGCGCGAGCATAGACCGGGATATCTCGATCTTTGTCGAGCCGGGGAAGCATCATATCCGGGCGCCAACTGCGATGCAATTCTTCGATATCGTTGGTTCCTTGATATTTGCCGCCATCGGTATAATTGGCAGCATCAGAAAGATCGCCGGTTTCCATAAAAACGATTTGGGCGATGCGCCGGCCGACGACAAGCGGGATATAATAGAAGCGGGAATTGTTGGTGATCTCCATCGTCCATCGGTTCGTATAGCCGACATCGCCATAGCCGGCGCACTTGCACACCTCAATGAAGTTGCGACCGTAGCTCGATCGCGCCTTCATCATCGTGGTTGATGGCAGCTCGGGCCAACCGTCTATCTCCGCAGAGATGCCGGCCCGGCCGCCGATAAATTCGTCAGTATGCGCCAGGATCGTATGCTTGGGCGGGATGAAGATCACGCGCTCATCAGCGATGCCGGCGTAACGACTGCGATAGCGCCAGGGATTTTTATCATGCCACCATGACAGCGGCATGGCTTCGAAGGCGCCATCCCAAACGCGGCGCACATCATCGTAATCCCAAATGTTGTAAACCCGATTGCGCCGCTGCCAAAAGCGCGGCCGGCGTTCGATATAATAGAATTGCCCGAGGGTCACGTCATAGCTCGACGTGTTCACGTTCGCCGGCTTGAACGGCCAAATCACAACAGATTTGCCGAGGCGATCGATGATTTGCTGATTGCTGAGAATTGTCATTTGAATTCGGCCCTTTTCGTCCGACAAAAATTTTGGGAGGGTCTTATAGCGTACTCTTGCCGCCGCTCAGCACCTTCGCTTTGATCTCTTCGAAATGCTTGACGGCGGCGGCCTTGGCGGCATCCTCAGTCGGGAATGGTCCGTTCAAAGGATAGCCGCTATTCTTTAGCTTCCAATAATAAGCAATTGGACGGCCGGAATAACGACCAACTTCGTATTCAATCGTTCCTATCGACAGCATAGCCATTTCTCCAATTCAGCGATCCAGTAGCCAGCCGTCAGACCGGCGCAGAATGAAACAATGCAGATGATGCAGCACAGCTCGAAACTAAGATACCATTTTGGTCGACGCCATCTCCGGATTAACGGGCCGCCCATTCGCGTTGCTCCTCGGGTGTCGCGGTTGCGTTGATGTAGAGGGCTTTATCGCGGGCGCCAACTACGTCGGCGCCGTGCTTGCTCAACACCTTGCCGTTGGGCGCGACGACTACCCACTGGCCGGATTCCCAATGGTTGATCGCTAGGCATCCGAACCTCGCGTTGTACGGTTCCACCTGAAAATCCATTTGCCACATCCTCTTCCAAATTCGCCAGAACAGCGGCAGCGGTGATCCGGGCGTTCTCTTTCATCGTCGCTGAGGCCGTCCGCCAGGGCGCCTCGCAAATGATTTTTGCAAGGTCTGCGAGCTTCTGATCTCGGGTGCGATCGTTGCTCATAGCAAGATCGGATTGCTGTGCTTGCGGATGAAATTGCCGAAGATGAATTCGCCTCGGCGTCGAGCTGCCGTGCGCGGTGGCGCTTGTACGCCATGGGATTCGATCATCCCCGGCATGGCGAAGTTGCACCGAAACAAATTCATTTCGATGTTCTGATCTTCGTAGTGAACGGAGAAATAGCCGGGCAGTGACCGGCGAATCCGGATCGGACCTTTGTATTGAACGATCGGAATCTTGCGCGCCTCTGTCACCAGATCGGCAATGGGCAGCGTTGCGTAGCGGACTCCATCAATGCGGATTTCCGCATTCGGAATAGGAAAACTGGACATCATAGCCTCTCGGGGGAGAGGGAATGCGGGGCTCGCGCCCCGCCCTCCGTGGTTACAGGATATCGGTGCCGGCGCGGATCGCCGTGCCGAACAGAGCGGCGTTGTTGCCGGCTTCGTCCATGATCGCTCGGGCTTCGCCGGCATAGGCATCGCCGAGGGCCGGGCGAATCTTCTGAACGAAATGCCGGATGAAGGCGGCGAAGCCATCCTCGATCGTCTTGGCGTTCGTGACCGCTTCGTGGGCTTCGTCGAGATGTTCGAGTCCCGAACCCGAGCCGAGCACGTCGCCGACGCTGCCGACATCATCCTTAGTGATCGTTTCCGTTTCCTTGGTCTGCATCATATCCTCACTGGTGAAAAGGTTGGCCGCTGTTTCTTACCAAAGGCACAACGGCCGAAGCCCGCCTTCCGACTCTACCGCTCGCCGGAATTAGAGTGGCGTATCGTCGTCGACCGGGGCGTTACCGGAAACCGCCGCCACTGCTGCCGCCGCTGCACCGGCCGCTGCCGCCGCTTCAGCCGCCTTGGCCGCATTGCTCTTCCGGCCAGCCTTGCCCTTGCCAGCGCCCTTCCCTGCGCCCTTGCCGGCCGCTTTCTTGGCCTTCGGAGCTGCCGCACGCTTGGGCTTCGCCATCGTCATAACCAGCTCGGCGATAGCATCGGCCTCGCCTTCGTGCCAGCGTTTCAACCAGCTAAGGCCATCCGGGAGCGCCAGGGCATAGACGATCGCCGAGACATAGACCTTTTTCGGAATGCTGGTCCCGCCGCCAGCGCCGCCCGTGCGTGCTGCTGTCGCCTTGCCGCTGGTTCCGGGCGCCGTCGCGCCGTTCAGCCCATCAGCGGACAGCCCTGCCGCCGCCTGAAGGATCTTGGTGGCCTCGGCGCCATGCTTGCGAGCGATCACGACGGCATGGCCGGCGCTGACTTGGCCCTTGATCACCATTTGCTGAACGGTGTTCGGGGTGCCAAGGAGAAATAGGAGATCCTTCACATACTGTTCGGAAATCCCCATTTTCTTCGCGATGTCAGCTTCCTCGGCGCCGTAGCCGAGGGCGCGCTTGATCAGGATGCCGCGCTCATAGGGCTTGAGCTGCTTGCCGTCGTTATCGATCGCCATGTTGAGGGTGAGATCGATCATGCTGGTGCCGGCCGGGCTCAAAACCACGGGAAGGGCCGTGATCGGGGCGCCCTCGGCGATGGCACGCTTGGCCGCCTCCAAACGGCTAAAGCCGCCAGTGCAGTAGATGAAGGTCGACTCGCCTTCCTTGCCGGCGTAGCCGCTCAACGGCTTGTGCTGATAGAAGCCGTTCGCGAGGATGCTGTTCTTGATCCAATCGATGTGGGCTTCGTATTCGTCATCGTGGATACGGACGTTGAAGCCCGCGACGACTTTGATGTTGTCGACCGGGACCATCAGCAAATCGCGGCTCTTCGCGCCGGATTCGCTCATGGCCGTCTTCATGTTGCCCTGAACAAGCTCGACTTTGAAATCGGACTTCGGGACTTCGATCTTGGCAGGCATAGTCACTTCTCCTCGGGTTGTGCGATCGGGTTTATGATCGCGGTGGATTCATTATTCGGCGCATATCGGCTTCAGTCCATCGGCGCGTCGTTGTCCCGCCGCTCCATCGTCCTACTGCGCCAAACATCTTGGCACGCTGCATTTCAGCTCGCGGCGAGAGGGTGTGCATGATCGGGCGCCGACGCCGCGAGTACGGGTATAGCCGGCGCCCTAGCTCGCACGGCGCGAGCTGTGGCAGCAAAAGGCCGTCGAGCAAGGCTTGCTTGAAAGGCGGCCAGTAGGCGATCACGGAAGCACCTCGATCCCCGTAAGGATATAACTGTCAGAGCAGAACGGAATGCGCCGCTGATTGTACCGAGCTTTGACGACGGCGCCGCGCGCCACCGCTGCATTGATAGCCGGGATGAGCCGGGCATCGTCGACTGTCATCCAGATATCTTCTTTCGATATCGAGCCGGTGCCATTCTGCATGACGCCGAGGCTCATATCGAACGAATAGTAATCCGGGCAAAACAGGTTTGTCGTTTTCGTCAGCTTTTTAGCTTGACCGATCGCTTCGCCATCGACTGAGACGTTCCCGCACCCGGCGAGCAACGCGATGAGTGCGGCGGACCTAAGAAATCTGTTCATGGCTCCATTCCTATTGCGCGTTTGTAGGTGTTGACAAGCGTTTCGAATTCGTCGAGATCGTCTTTGTCCTGCTTCCGGATTTTGATCAGGTAGTTGATCACTTTCACGTCAAATCCGGTGCCCTTGGCCTCGGCCTTGATCTCTCTGATGTCGGCCGCCAAAGATGCTTTCTCTTCGTTCAGGCGCTCGATCCGCTCGATAATCGATTTGAGGCGCGGCCCGGCGATGCCGGCGATGTTGATTGGCCCGGTGCCCTCGGTCTGAGGATCTTTGTCGCCGATGTCGAGCGGATCGACTACCTCAGTGGTTGGCACCGGGCCGAGCGTCGACCGCTTCTGCTGCGCGCGGGTTAAAGCCATCAGACCGACTTCCAACGGCGCGGCGTGGCCGCGAGTGTTTCGTGGCGATCTTCAGCAAGCTTGGTGAGTGCGGCTGCTGCATGAGCGGCGCAGCAAAACTTCGCGTGCTTCTCATCATCGAATGTCGGGGTGCGAAGGGAAATAGAAATCCCCTTGTCTTCGATATCCTCCATGCAGCTCGCATATTGGCAAGTTTTGATTGACACGTTCTGGACTCCTTAAAAGTCGGGGCTCAAGCCGATGTCGTCGAGCCGATCTTCGTAGCTCTCGACGTAGCCGGGCGTCTTCTGCCGATAGCGATGGCAATCGATTTTATGGCCGCGTTTCCTCCCGCACTCAGGGCAGGCGCCCTTCAGTGCCGGCTTGGCGGCGAGCTGGGATGCCCGCTGCCGCGCCGCGAAGTCGGCGAACGTCTCGCCGGGGAACCGGCGCACCGCGCCAGGAGCTTCGTAGTAAGATTTCATATGCTGGACTCCTCATCTGAGGGATGAACGCTACTCGCCGTTTTTCGGATTGTCAACGGGTTTCGCGCATGTCGGCAAATTTGTTTTCGCGAATTCGAGCGTGTCGAGAAACTTGACGTTCGGGATGTTACCGAGATCGGCGCCGCAGGATTGGCAGATACCCTTCAGCTTGCCGGGCTCGCGCTTGCTCGGATCATAGAGGTGCCACACCTCGCCGGGCCGGATGACCGATCCCCCATGGGTATTTGACTTCGGCGGATGCAGCTCGCTCCACGTCCGAAAAATGATTTCGAGCGTGTTGAACAAATCCTGGCCGGTCACGACATCCTTTTCCACGATCGCTTTTTCCTCGGGTGACAGGCACTCCCAAATATCTGACATCGCCGAGCGCGTAACCCGGCCGAAGAATTCGAAATGAATGCCGAGCGGGCTGTTAGGTTCGTAGTTGATGACCTTGATGCAGAGCGGGGATTCCAGCTCTTCTTTGGTGAACAAACTCATTTGGAATTCTCCTCTTTCTTCAGCCGTTCGAATTTCCGGATAGATCGTTTAGTGCTTTGCGTGCTGATACGCCAATTCGTTTCCGGGATGTCGGGGAATTGGATTTCAACCTCAAGCACGTCGGCAAGCTTTTTGCCGCCCCGATAGAGCGTGCCAGGGCCGAGCTTCATAATCCGCATCTAGGGCTCTCCTATTCGCAAGAGATCCTGATTAGTGGCGTCCGGAAGCCGGGCGACATAATCCGCTTTGGTCCGCCAATGAGCATCGCAGCTCATACAGAAGACAGAGGAATAGGCGCTCGGTGTGTAGTGGTATCCGCTGAACGCCGAATGATTGCAATGCCGCTGAATGACCCTCCACTGAGGATTGTCACACCGGCAGGCTTTACCTCCGCTCATAGCGGCGCATCCTCCATCCGCACAACCACGACGGCGACAACCACATCGTAGTCGCGGGTGAAGCTGTGGATGGTGTGTGATTTATATTCGTTCGCGGTAGCTTTCTTGGCGCGGGCCACGACAGGGCTGATGTCGTGCATCAAACCCTCTTTCGCCTCGCGCACCCGATCGGGGCTGTATTGGTACGCGGTGATAAAGCGAGCCCGGCAATAAGCTTCGCCGATCGTAAGCTTGGAAACTTGTTTGACCGCGCTCGGTATTGTGTCGTTGGTTCCGTCTTTCATTATCTGAACCTCGATAGCCATGCTTCGGTTGATCCGGTAGGTGTCAATTCGACGCTGAATTTTGCCAGCATCATCACGGAAGATTTTCAGCAAGCCTCTGCGCCGACAACCCTCCATGGAATCAATAAGTTCGGTCGGCGTCATCTGATTATTAAGCCCGTAGACTTTTCCAAATTCGAGCAAAATTACTTTGAACAACAACATGGCTGCGGGTTCAAGCGGTGGTTCAAGCGGTTCTCGCTCAAAAATTGTATTCTCGGGGATATTGTTGGTTCCGTTCATCTCGGCCTCCGTGTTTTCCGGATGTGCGCTTCAATGAGATGCGAATGATGCTTCGGTGGTTTTTCGGGCTCGGGCTCGGGAGAAAGGAAGGGCTCGATTCTATGCATGGCCGAAACCATTTCCTGTAATCTCGGCGCGGCGAGGGCAAATGATTTGCCTATAGACATCAGCCGCAGCTCGACATCCCTAATGCCGTAATAATTGTACGGCATATCATTCACTTGCGGTTTGGATGGAAGAGATCGCATCTTCCAAACTTGTTGCTACATTGCTCAGCTCTTCGGCCGCGCTCTGAAAACCTTCGCCGCGCTCTGATTGCTGAAGCCCTTCGCTAAGGTTATCGAATTTCTCTTGTTCGCTTTCGCCGATCGATTCGACAATAGCTTTGGCTTCTTCAATCAGCGTCACGGCTTTGTCTAGTTCAACTCTATCTCGTTTGTTCATTGCTGGACTCCTAGTTGAACCGGAATGGTATAACGATAGGCATAGGTGCTGTCAATAGGCTCTTCACAAATCATTTTTGAAATTGTTGTTTTCGGATTAAATGCTTGGAAACGCTAGAAGTTCTGGCCGAATCGATTTCAATTTTTCCCATTCAAAAATTGGCCGCGTTTATTTGTGGGGCGCCCGCCGGCCCCGAGCCCATTCCACACCGATTTTTTGTGTTAATCTTTATTAACAAAGATTAACGAATGCCGCGCATTTGAGACAGTTCTGAACCGGATTTGATCAGATCGGCTCGGCCGAATGCATGTTCCGGATTGACAGAACGAAAGAGCGTCAAAAAGAGAACAAATCGCGGAACGGGTTGCGACGGCGCCGAGTACCGGAATCGGCC